TGTGTCAGGGCAAATCTGTGCAGGTAGCCGTAAGCCTGTTCGGTCCAGTCCCAATGAATCCTGTCTGCATGATCGGCAGCGTCAGCTATGCCCTTGTCACGGGCTGCAAGAGCTTGCGCCATGTCCACAAGATCAAGCTGCATTATTCAGCCCGCGACAAGTAAGCATCAATCTGATCGGCAACCATTTCGGGAGTCACAGCATCATGATCGGCGCGATGGCGTTCCTTACGCCACCACAAATGCCCGTCAGAAAACGTTTCTTTCGGAACCCATGACCGCCCTCCGAGAAAAATGCTTTTTGCTTCTGCAAATGGCATGGAAAATGTGCGAGCCATGTAAGACGCAGCATTATCTATATTGGTCTTAGGAACCGACTCCCGCCAAAGACTGTGAGCTAGCCCCATCGCACAACTTTCGCATCTGCTATAATCCCAAACAAAACCTTCAGGCCATGTATCGGGATGCCGAAGAACATAGCTCAAGGCGTGCAATGATGGTTTGTTAAGATCGCGGAATAATGCGAGCGTTTCGTCGTTTTGAATGGACTGTTCTAGAACTTTCGTCATGTTGTTTTCCTTTCAAGCTGCATTGGATTCCACCCGTCCAATGACCCTGTGCAGATGAAACAAGCACCACGACGAACCGCGAAACGTCTCGTGTCCGCAGTAGCGTGCGTTTTTTACGTCGTCATTGGTGATGTAGCGACAGTTACAAGGTTGCAATTCGTCAATCGTCAGATTGAGCGGATCAACCGAAACCGGCGCAGGGATAACAAATCGAGGCATTGCTAGTTTGGCTTCTTTCTTGGCTTCGCGTATGTTGTGCTTTCGATCTTCGCGTGCTTGTCGTCTTGTTCGTCTGACCTGACGCTGTGAAACATATCCCGGCGGTTTCGCAACTGTGTTGTCCAGCCCAAGCCGTCTTGCCTTGCCGATCGCTGCGTTGCGCGTGCAACCAAGAAGCGCGCCGATTTCGGAATATTTCATATGTGCAGCGACTAGCCGTTTCAATTCTTCAACCTGACTCTCAACCCAACTGCTTATCGCTGACATCATTCAGTCCTCATGTTCTTTGGCAACAAGTGATCGAACCAATCCCCGCTAATCACTTGTTGAATCAGTCTGTCTGAAACTTCATACATGGCTGCGAGCGCAACAATCTCTCCGGGATGGCCAGAGTAGAGCGCGCAAATTTCCAAGGCATCTTGCACGCTGATAAAGTGATGTAAGGTGTCGAGATGCGAGTAACCGGGGAGCGGATCGCCGCAGACTTTTGCGGTGTGGGTTGTGGGATTGAGACGACGACGGATGGAGCGTTCACGTAAGACATATTCGGGAGGTCTGGCTTCTGGGTTTTCTTGTTCATGATGCAATGCCGCTCCCATGACTTGCCTCTTTGTTGATTTACACGAACGCAACTAAGCCTTATGTTGCAGGCATAACTTGAATTACTTGGCGGTTCCCTCTCTCTGTCTTTCTTCCCATGCCTCCTTACGCATGAATTGTTCCGCCGCCTTGTAGTTCTTTGGGTCGCGCGTGTCATTTGCCTCTGCGGTGCCACGGGGATCAAACGGCACTCGCGCGCCTGAGACAATTGTTTGCCTTGTGTTTTCTCGAATGCCAACTTTGCGCGCCATAGCGTTTCCTCTCATATGCTTGAATTAGTGCGGATGACCGAAGCCTTGAACGGTACTATGTCTTGCGCCATCACTGGCCATCGGTAATGAACCGCAGGCTTCGTTTCTGAAAGCCGTCCCATCCGCTAGACGACCGAATGGACCATTACCGATGTAACTCATTGCAGCAACCCGTGCGAAACTACCCTTCCAACCGAAACCAGCACACCAAATCCAACGCCAAGCGCACACGATGCCAGCGCAATGAAAATCACAAACACGTTGGACTTGAATTGCGTGGAAAGAACAGCGCCAGTCGAATCGCTCTCGGGGAGGGGGGATGAAAGAGCAGAACCGACCCGCCAATTCGCATTCGATAGGCACGGCCAAGGATGGCGTTGCGCGTCACGCCAAGCTGGTCAGCAATAACACGGGCAGACAGGCCCTTTTCAAAGCCTTCCCGAATTGCCGCGTCCTTGTCAGGCGTCCATTCAGATTGACCGTTGGTCAAAGTCTCGCTCATTCTTCCCCCTCCGCAGGTAGATGAATCCAGCACAACGTCGCCAAAGCCGACAGGATGAAATAGAGCTTGATGGCGAGTAAGAGAGTCATTGTGGAACCTCAACTTGTTCTTGAGGTTCATCGTCTAAGTGCATGAAATCATTAGCAGTTACATGACCCTCGGTTGCCCTAGAGATACGTTCGGCCACGTCTTTTGACGGCCAGGATGTACCGTCGCAAAGCTGCGTAATCCGGCCCCCGCTCACGCCAATCATCTCGGCAAATTCGCCGCGCCGGATACGGGTCGATTTCAGGTAGTCAGCGAGCTTCATGGTTCCTTTACCTATAGTAAAAAAAAGATCAGCGCAACTGAAACTTTCGCTTGCAATCGTCTTTAACCCTGCTAAAACGGGTCCATCGAACAAGGGGAACGGGAAATGACCAAATTGGCTCAACACGTCGCCCGAATCTGCAAGATTGAGGACATTGCCATTGAAGGTCACTCGCGCGGCGGTCGTGCCTACCGCCGAAAACGACTGATCAAAATCAGGCCGGTCAAAAGCGAAATCACCTACGCCGTTGCCCTGCACGAGATCGGTCACATCTTAGGCAAGCGCCAGTCTGGTACGCGCCTAGACCAAGAAGTCGGCGCATGGGAATGGGCTATAGAGCACGCGATCCGTTGGACGCTCCCGATGTCCCGCAAGATGCAGAAGTGTCTCCGCTCATACATGACCAAGGTCGAACGATCGCCGCATATGCGCAAGCCGGACACAAATCATCCAATCCACTCACTCACTGGTTTCCTGCAATCATGACCCATCACCCCCTCCCCTATTCCTCTTTCTGCCCAACCTGTGAGCGCAGCAATACTGCGGACTGGATCGAGGAACGCGGCAGGTACGAATGCGATGCGTGCCAGCGGGAGCACAGGTGCGAGCGGAACGTGTGCGAAGCAGAACAGGCCGAGTGATGTCAAACCACCACAAACTGTTTTTGCCTTGGAAGGTGGTTCACAATTGGCGTGGCAAGATTGCCATTGTTGACAGCCGCAACAATGGACAGGACACGACAAGCGGTCGTGTTTGCAACATTGCGAGCGGCAAGGATGGTCGCGGCGACTTCATTGCAAACGAAATCGTTCGAACCATGAACGCGAGATTAGAGCTATGACCCTCCGCGACCAGAACGGCTTCCAAGTAATCCTAGCCGAAACCGTCGATCCTATCGAGTATTTCATTCACGAACTTTGCGAGGTCGCAAAGGAACTGGAAGAAACAACCCGCTCTGACGACGGTTGCGACAGTCTCTTGCCAGAAACAGAATTTGTTTTCTCCGCCGCCATCGCAATCAATCTTGCCTGCAACCGAATGAAGGAACGCGAAAACAAACTGCGACAAAACAATGCCAGTCAATCCTAAGATCGTTAGCCAGCAAGTCTCGAATCTTCGCTTGCTCCATCCTGAGCTAGTCAATGATGACGAAGCATGGATGCTGGCAATCGAAAGCGAAACCGATCTTAACAAGATACTCACTCAGATCGTACGCGCGATTGATGACGCCGCCGCTCTTGAGGATGGTACAGTTGAACGTCTTGGAATGCTTGAAGCCCGCAAAGCGAGATTTGCACATCGGCAAAAAGCCTTGCGCGAACTCGCATTCAAGTTGATGGACGGTGCTGGCCTGCAAAGGATGGAATTACCAGAAGCGACCTTATCAATCCGAGCAGGTCAGCAACAGCTAGTCGGAGAATGCGACGCCAAGAAATTACCAGACGAGCTTTGCAAGATTTCTCGCGAACCGGATCGTAACAAGATCAAGCTTGCGTTGAAAGATGGCCAGACAGTGCCAGGTTTCAATCTGTCGAACTCACAAGCAACTCTCTCAATCCGGATCAAATGACATGAAAATTTCTGATGCCTTCCCTTCCAACTACCTCAAGGCAGTTGACCTGCAAGACCGCAACATCATTGTGAAGATGGACCGCGTTGAACGCGAAGAAATTGGCGACGATGAAAAGCCGGTGCTCTACTTCGTCGGCAAGGAAAAGGGCATGGTGCTCAACAAGACCAATGCGAATAACATCGCTGTGGTTTACGGTGACGACACCGACGACTGGCGCGATAAGGAAATCGTTCTGTTCCCTGCTATGGTAGACTTTCAGGGTAGAACAGTTCAGGCCATTCGCGTTCGTGCTCCACAAGCCAAGGACCGTCCGCGACAACAGCAACAGCGCGTTGCCGATCCGATCAGCAGCGGACCTGCACCACGTCAACACGTTTCTGGACTTCCTGACGACGACGTGCCTTTTTGAGAACTAAGCAATGAACAAGCCAGCGGCATTCCGAGCATCATTTAGCGATTTTAAGCTAGTGAAAACTCGCAAAATGGCTCAACTGATTTTTGAAGTGCCGCTGGAAGCTGTTGACGAAGCCTACAAGGTACTAGGTGGAATGCCCAACCCGTCCGAAGAACGATGGTTTGCGATAGCTCCGCTCAAGACCGAACCAGAGGTCACACGAGAAAAGAAATCCTGGAACGATCTACTGCCAAGCGCACAAGCTGCAATACGATGTGAAGAACCAACGTTTCGAGCGTTTGTGCGTGAAATGCATCGTGAACATCATAGCGACGACATCGCACAATCCGTCCGAGACCTGTGCGAAGTCAACTCACGCAAAGACCTGAATACTAATCATCAAGCCCGCGTACTTTGGACTCAACTCGACAACCAGTACCAAGCTTGGAAAGCCGCAGAACATGCCTAGGCGAGAGTTCAGCAAGAAAGTTAAACGCGGCGCATTCCTGCGTTCCAATGGCTATTGCGAAAACGCAAAATGCGGCGCACGTCTAACAGTTGGAAAGTTCGCATACGATCATGACATCGCAGATGGACTTGGCGGCGAACCAACACTCGAAAACTGCGTGGTTCTTTGCAAATCATGTCATGACGAGAAGACTCGCACCAATGACGTTCCTATCATCGCAAAGACCAAACGAATTCAGGATCGAGAGCAAGGAATCCGCAAGCCATCAAGGCTTAGATCGGCAGGGTTTCGTAAGTCTGAACCGCAAAGAAGCGCAAGCAGACCAATCAACCGACTTAATTTTCCAAAACCAAACCCAAAACGCCACTCTTTGGGTTTGGGCCCGCGCCGGGAAGGTGATGCGACTTGGCGCGGGCAACATTTTTGTCTGACGACAGCCGTGCCGAATAACAGTCTAGAGAATTGAATGAACGAGGGGAAATTACATGAACAAGCGCAGACTTTTGAAACTTGCTGATCTGCTTGAGGCGGACGCGAAGAACAAGAAAGGCGTCTGTTTCGATCTTAATGTGGTCGCCGCGAAAATCGTTTCAAAAGGCGAGTATCGAAATCATGCCGTTAAGGACGTGCCAACGGTTGATTGCCGAACCGCCGCATGTGCTGTCGGGCTTGCATGCATATCCGGCGCCTTCAAACGCCAAGGACTGACTTACAGAATCAATAGAGATTGGGGACTTGATCCGAAGTTTGGGCGCCGTGTTGGCTTTGACAAGGTGCCGACTGCGTTTTTTGAGATCACAGAAGACCAATCCGACTTCCTCTTCATGCCGGAAAGTTACGAGGGCGCAACTACGGGTGCGACCGGAGAGCGCAAAGTAGCCACGCGTATTCGTGACTTCGTTGCTGGCCGCGCGACTGTCAAGGATGCAGAATGAACATGAACAGCCGACGATTGGCAAACGCTACCGATCTAACCTGCAAGGGGGAGGGTCGTACCGGTCCGGGTAGCACCGGATGCCAGTCGTCGGTTGCTGACGAACGACAAACAACTATGAGGAGTCGGCCAGTCCCCAATCCTGGTAGTACCGGGAGTCGTTTATCGGCAGCTGGCGAGCGACAAACAACCACGAGCGCTCTTGAACAAGCCCATGGTGGGCGTCGTTCGCCAGCATCATTTTTCTCATCGGGGGTTGCAAGATGCTGGAATTGATCAGCACCAAAGCCCTCCTGTCTCGCTCGAAATATGGCGGCGCTTGGTTAGATACTGGTTTATGGTGGCAGCGCCCCGAAGAAGTGGCGCTCAAGGCGCTGTGCGAAGATGAGGCCGAGCTAGAACGCTGCGCCGATGCTCTAGGACGCTCGCCTACAGCTATCGCTCATCGTGCGCGAGATACGGGCCTAATCCTTCCGCGTGAGTGGCGTGATGCCATCATAAAGAAGCGACCGCCGAAACCTCCGCGAGAGTTGCCACTACAATATCCCTACATCGTCAAAGTACGAGGCGAGCACGCCGATTTGCTGGCAGTCAACGCGCTCGTCACGCGTGGCTTGCCCGATCATGTCCGCGCCGATGTTTGCCAAGAGATGATGCTGGCGCTTTGGCAGAAACAGACGACCATCGAGGAATTGCAGAGTGATCCGGCTCTAGTCCGAAAATTCATCACCGGCTTCCGAAAGGCGAATCTTGAAGGCGGCGGATACGCCCTCTCGTTAGATGTTCCGATGCGCGACGGGCGAAGCTGGTACGACGTTTTACCGGACAATTCGTCGGACGAGAATTATGACGATGACGACGAATGGGCGTCATTAACGGAGGGTGAATGACGGACGATGAACGAGTCATGCTGAAACGCCGCGCCCAAATCTTGCGCGCAACCGCCGCTGACGGAACGAAGTTAGAAGAGGAAAATCGATGAAGCATTTGGCTTTGATTATATTTCTCAGCACCACCGCACCTGCGATGGCAGAACTCCCGACATATCACGATGTCTACGATGCTTCCGGTCATGTAATCGCCTCTCATTGGACCTGTGAGACGAAACAATGCCGGAAGGATTGGCCGTATCTGCGCCATCATCGGCGCCCCGCTGACGGAACGAAGGGGGAGTAGATGGCCAGCCTGTTCAAGCGCGTTGCCGACAAGCCGCACAAGCTGCCCAAGCGTTGGACGCTGCTATCATCCGTGCTGAACGCCAGAACCTAGTCCAAGACGTGCAGGAAATCGAGGACCGCGCCCGTGCGTTAGGGCTGCATGTCACCGCACATGCGATCAACCGCGCCAAGAATGCGCTCGGCTGGGAGATCGCAGGCAATATCGAGCAGGCCGGTAAAGCATCGAGAGGCGAGAGATGACCGATCATTCAAAGCCCGTAATTGAATGCACGCAAGCTGCCCCGTGGGACCGGATAACTCGCGGCCGAGTACGTCATCATGGAGCGCACGAAATCGGAGATCAGCAATCCGGCTGGCCGGGCGGTGACATCGTTAGAGTGCGGTGCCGTTGGTGCGGCCATGAATGGACTGAGGAATTGGCCCAATGACCACACCATCAAAGCCCGAAAACGAGCGGCTGCTATCTTTGGCTGATTCGATAGAGTCAGGGGCAGCTAACTTCTATCAGATTCACCATCTGATCGGTGATCAGCCCTCTCAAGTACCGCAGGCGCTTGTTGTGGCGGCATTGCGCGCCTTTGGCGCTGCTGCCCAATCAAAGCACGAGGCTGTCGCGCCCTTTCCGCCGCCGCCTCACGGCTGGACCTGCTTCCATTGTGGCGAGACGTTCCACACGGTTGCTTCAGCGAGCGAACATTTCGGATCAGCTGTAGCCGACAAGCCTGGCTGCGTCCTCAAGTCAGAGCGCGGATTGCTTGAGCATATCCGAGAAACCGAGTTGAAGCGCGATGAGCTTGAAGTTCGCCTAACTATGGCGAGGGTCGGTGGCGACAAGGTAATGGAGGATGAAGCGGTCGAACGCTTCTATGCTTGCCGCTCGGATTGGATGCATCGGCCGCTATCATTCCCGCCACATGACCGCGTGTCGCAATGGAAGCCCGGCGATCTGCGTTGCGATACCTGCGACAACGGCATCGACAAAAGCTGGGTCGCTTGTCCCTATTGCGGGTCACCGCAGTCACAGGAAGTCAAAGCCGAAGAACTGGCAGATCAACTCGCTGAAACAGTGTTCTTCAAGCCGCTTAGCGAGATGGACGACAGTCACGATGAATATGGTCCGTCTTGGACGAAGGATGATTTGCGCGAAGCAGCAACTACCATCCTCGCCAAGTACGACGTGAGGGCAAAGCGATGAGTGACGTTGACATTACGATTCGACTTCGCAATGCGGCGTGGGGGCATCACCAGAAGATGCGCGATGAAGCCGCCGACGCAATTGAAGCTCTGCGCGCTCAGGTCGAGGAAATGAATAACCAGAAGGACGACGCTTATGAAGAGCGAAACCAAGTGGTCGCGGCTCTTGCACGACTGTTTCCTTCTGGACTCGCTCGCACCAACATTCCTGGATGGTCCGCCGACTGGCACGGCTGTGTCTACATTGATCTCCCTACCGGCCAAGTGTCTTGGCATTACCACGATAGCCACTCCGCTTTCTTCGCCGGGTTGCCGCCTTACGCGGGTTCATGGGATGGACACGACACTCCGCAGAAGTACCGGCGCCTAGCAGCGCTTTCTTCATTCACATCGGACGAAAGCCATGGCTGACCTGACCGGACCAATCGGATTTCAGCACATCGAGACCGCGCCTCGCGACGGCACGTTCATTCGGCTGCGCTTCCGTCCAGGTCTTTCGCGCGAAGAACGCGAGGCCGTTGGTCAATGGCAAATCCATCCGCTTATGCCTGCCGGCGGCGCGTGGCTTGACCCGGAGGGATACTACATCACACCCGGCGCGCTCTTTTGGGCGCCACTCCCCGCAACTGACACAACAAAGGAACCATAACAATGGCACGCTCGAAGGACGCCCCGAAACCGCTGACCGCGCTAAAGCATGATTTCTATGCGTCGGTAGATAACGTGATCGCCCAAGCCATCATGGTGATCCAGGCGAACGAATTTGCGCTCAAGCATGATCTAGTCAAGGAGCCGGCAAAAACCGAAATGGCGAAGGTCACCGCCGCATTTCGTGCGGCCGTATTCACAGACGAATGATCGCACCTGAGAAAATCCCAACTACGCCTGACGCCTTCAAGTCGTGGATCGATGCTGCTTGCGTCTCGTGGTCCCCAGAGCTTATGACGCGGGCATATCATGCGTGGGAGGCGATGGCTGGTAAGCCACACCGCACTGTGGTAGATATCGATACGTTCAAGGCGAGCTACGCGGAGCGGCTTCGGGTAGAGCACCGCAACAAGAGCGCGGCGTAGGAGGGAACGATGGATGATGGCGCGGAAGTGACGAGACATGGTGTATTGGATATGCAGGTCTGTGTTCCGGCCGATTGGGATGACCACGCGGTCAAGCGGTTTGCCGATCGTGAGAACCTGTGCGGCACTTCAAACGGCTGGTTCGTGCGGAAGGAAGGCGACAACGCGCTAGCCGGTTCGCCCGAGCGAGTGCCCTGCGATAGCCGGCCGGGCTTCGTCCACATTATGCTCGATGCCTGACCGTCAAGGGAGATGAATGATGAATATTGCCGCCCTTACGGGCTTTAGGTTTTTCGAGCGCCGCTATCCTCACGGATGGGAGCTCCGCCTCTCGTGGGCCGAAATCACTAGTGGGCTCGGCTGCGCCATTGCCTTGTGCCTGTTCGAGGAACATTTCTCCCTGCACATCCATCTCGGATGGCCGAATCTCTTTCTCAAGCTGCCGTTCCTACAACGCTGGCATCGCGACCCGCACGAGATGATGGAAAAGTGGGGCTTTTCCCTGCACCGCGCTGACGGCCATTTCAGTTGGGGCAGGCATACCAAAATCCTCCACTGGCCGTGGTCATGGGACTGGGTGCGAACATCGCTACTGCTGGCGGATGGTACTTGGTGTCACGAGACGTTGCGACGGCGTGCCGATTTTCCGAACTATCCGCTCGCGCGCTCTGAGAAAAAGCCGTGGGGAACGTTCTACAAGATCAAGGACGATCTGGCATGGAGCGAGACATATCCATATCGCTATGTGCTTCGGAGCGGAGAGGTTCAAGAACGCGAGGCCACTGTCAAGGTTGAGGAACGCGAGTGGCGCTGGCGATGGTTCAAATGGTTGCCATTCCCTCGAATGATCCGGCGCGTGATCGACGTTCATTTTAGCGACGAGGTTGGCGAACAATCCGGCTCATGGAAGGGCGGCACGATTGGCTGCGGCTATGATCTGCGACCGCAGGAAATGCCGATCGAGGCGCTGCGGCGGATGGAAAACGAACGCAAGTTCTGACCGCTTTCATAGGGAGAGAATGAATGTCGGAAACCGTGACGATCGAACTCAAGCGAACGACTTGCTGGTGCGGAACGCCGTTCGCTGTGCCGGCGCGGTTGCTCGAAAGCGCCCAGAATGCCGCTCATACCATCCACTGCCCGCATGGGCACACCTTGACGTGGAAGGAAACTGAGGTTGACCGCCTGCGCCGCGAGCGCGACCGCCTGAAGCAGGACCAAGCGCGGTTAGAGGACGAAAAGCGAGAGGCGTGGGCAACAGCTAATGCTCAAAAAGAGCGAGCTGAGAAGGCCGAGCGTCTCAAGAAACGGCTAGAGAAACGGGCATCCTCTGGCACTTGCCCCTGCTGCAATCGGACCTTCGCGAACATGGCCGAGCACATGAAGCACCAGCACCCCGAGTTCGTTGCGGATGGCGGCGCTAAGGTTGTGCCGATCAAACGCAAAGCCATTCATCAGTAGCGACAGAGCATGACCGTCACCGCCAAAATTCTTGCATTGACCGAACGACACCCGCAATTGTCGTCTCGGGCCATCGCTGAGCGGCTGGGTTGCCATCATGCTTATGTGCGCACAGCCTGGCATCGGGCGGGAATATTTCGACGGAAACACGACCCGGCTGTTGTTTATGACCCAATTGGAAAGATGACGATCATAGTTCAACGGGCGCTTGCAGAGCAACGAGATCGTCTTGTTGAGTTTGCTGAACAAAACGCGCGATTTCATGAAGCGCAGATCGGAACAGCAAAACAGGCGAGAGTCATTCCAGAGCCGCAGCTATCGCAGTTCAAAGCCCAGCATTGGCGGATTTTGGCAAAGGCGATCAAGGAAAGCTGCAATCCGATTGATCCGTCACTCTCGAATGGAGAGCGTGGCGTATGAGAGTTTCAGCGAGCTATCTTGAGCGGGTGGCAAGAGACTGGCAGCATGCATTTGAGGCCGCTCACGGCAAGCCTGCTCCTAGTATAATTTGGCAAAAAGGCTGGTTCGTAATCGAAAGCACTCGATGGCGTTATCGTCGTGCGGCCATTGAAGAAATGACTAAGACGCTGCGCAAGGGCTTCACCGAGCCACCGCATTCTTGACCGATTAATGATCCGATGAGCATCACCTTCTATTTCATAGGGACGGCGCTTCTTGCCGGCGCTCTTTATGCGATCGGCTGGTGGCGCGGCTATGACTGCGGTCGGGCTGAGGGATATAGGATCGGATGCAACCACGGGCTTGGGCATAGATATGTCAGCGTCAAGCAGAGGTGCGATTTTTTCGAAGCTGAATGCAAGAAACTCAGCCTCCGAATTCGTAATCAGCGGCTCGCCCTACGCCGCCGCATGGCGCAATTGGCGCAACCGCATTCTTGAGCAGAGACAGCCGTAAGGCTCCGCTTTTGTGGGCAAGGATAGCTAATCCTCCGCTCACGGTACCCAGTTCGCAAATCCTATTGGAGAAGTTCCGATGTATGGTGAACTTCCAGTGTTCAAGGTCCAAGCATTGTTGGCTACGCCGCTAGTGCTTCCGAAGGTCGCATAGATGACGTATGGATTGCCCCCTGTTGTCAGGGCAATACCTCCAGTATTGGTTGATGGATTGGCTGGCGCGCTATTATTCCAATTCCCCGGCGTCCCACTGACTTTCTTGAACCAGATTGTATGATTGTCGAAATCTCCAGCAATACCAACAGTGTCACCAGACGCCAAGGCGATTGCCACGCCAGTATCAGCAAAGAATGCGATAATCTTTCCGCTCTGTAACGGGTAGATTGCTGCGCCACCTCCTGCGCTGTCTCCCTGTGTGCTGAAGGATGTGGAATCCAGTGCAATGCCAATGGCGAAGTTTATCCCTCCGGGATCAGCAGTGACAGTTGCCTCAGCGTAGAACTTGCCAGAGCTATGTCCGCTGGCATTAGCAAGACGAGCGCCTTGATTATTGCTGGTTGTGCCAGTGTTTGTTGCGGTAAGATTGCCGTTGGTCAGGGCAACTGCCGTTACCGTGCTGGTGTCAAATGTTGCTGTCTGAGGCTGGTGGCCGTGGATGAATGCGGCCGAAGGTAGCGCCAGCAAAAGAAGAAGTATGGAAATATACAGGAAACGACGCATCTATCCTCCAATGATAAATCCGCCGCTTGATCCGCTGCTCGGTGCTGTAATCGTGATACCAGTGTTCAGACCATAATCTTGAGAACTTGTAGCAGCGAAAGTTCCTCCACCAGTCCACGTTGTATTCTTAAAACTTGTCCAAGATAAAGTGGGAGAATTGGCACTGCTAATCGTGGCAACAGCATTGGAAGTAATACCATCTGACGCGATCAAAATTGGGTTAGCAGCCGCCTGTGATGACTCTATTAAGTTAGTGATCGTCGTTGTCACTCCATTTGGAAATAGAACACTATTTGGTGCAGTTATAGTAAGTGAAGCAAAAGTATTTGCACCAGAAATCTTTATACCGCCTCGTGCGCTGCCTCCAATTGTTAAAGCATTATAGGTCAAACCCCCTCCGTTAAAATTTACTGGAGAAGTCGAACTTCCAGTAATAGAAATCGTTGAACTATTTGCATTAAAAGTTAGATTTGTAGTAACGCTCATGGTCCATGCGGCATTGCCCGCAGTAGTTCCATTCATAGTCCATGTACCATTACCCATTTTTAATGTTCTAGTTCCTGTACCAGTGCCACTGAAGGCATTATTTGCTACGCTCAATGTTACGTTGTTGTTATTAACGCTGAAATCAAGAACGCATCCCGTTGTGGACGCCGTACAAGCTCCCATCGTGATTGATTGAACAGTGATGGTTGTGTTCACTGTGATGGTGCATGTCACACCTCCTGTGCAACTATTAGCATCGAGTGTAACAGTATCTCCTGAGCCTGGCACCGACGATCCGCCAGAACCTCCACTGGTCGTTGACCAGATCGAAGTTGTTGAGGCATCCCAAGTGCAAGTTGATGTGCAGGCAACAAGGAAACGTGCTGCTGCATGTGCCGAAACTGGTAGCAAGATAAACATTAGGATGAGTAGTGCAGCTAGGCATTTCATGACTTCACACTCCCAAAGTCACACAGGCTATTTCCATCCAATATTTACGTTCATCGCTGTTGCCGTCGCATTTGTCGTGTCAGTTGTTGCGTACCCCGAGGTCACGCAAATGCTGATGCCAGTAGAGAAGGCCATTCCTTGATCCCACTGGTCCGCCAATCCGCCAACGCTAGTGCTGGCTGGAATGGCATTCGCATACACAAGGTTCGTTGCGGAGTTACAGCCATTGAAGCCGGTTGTCGCATTGTAGAGCCGAACGTAATTCACCGTTGCCGAGTTGTTGGTGATGCTGATTTTATAAACCTGACCAGCACCAGCCTTAATGACTGCATGATTGTCGGAAGCCGTCGGTTGCAGAAAAAATACTGACAAACCACCAGACGTGACTGGTGTTGGCTGAGCATTAACTGAGAACGCCGTGTTGTCAGAAGCAATCGCAATGCGCTGCGAGCCAGAGGCCGTACCGTTGCCGGTGTTGACAGTCCCGCCAGCTACCTGCGCAAGGTTGACAGACTGATTCGTGGCAGTATTCGATACGATGTTCGCATTGACTGTCTTCGGGTCATAAGTGACCGGGACAGTATGACCAGTGATTGTAACCGTACCAGCACTATAGGCCGAAATCCTCGCCCTGATTTGCTGGAATCCTGCTACCGGCATTTGCCAGACGGTGATACCGGATGCTGTCGTAGTTGTTGCAAGTGTCGAAGTGCCAATATTGACAGAAGTGATTGCAGTGAAATTGGTAGTGTCCTCCGATCCTTCAAAGTTGATCGTGGTTCCACCAGAACAAGACGCGCAATTCACCGTCAGGATCGCCGACGACATGCCGTTGACAGTCAGCACCGTGCCGTTGCCGCTTGCAACCGCAGCATTCTGCAACGTCGCGGTCACAGGGTCAGAAGCGTTCTGTGCAACTTTCAAATTCTTCAAGGAGTCAACTTGCAGTTGATCCCAAGTGGTGCCATTGAAGCCGTAGTTGTATGCAACGCTTGGCAGATTTGTCGAAGATGTTGCTACGCCAGAAGACGCATTCGAGGTTGCGCCAGTTGCCGTCACTGCGGGAGTATTTGTGATGAAGGCGTTGACGCTGGGAACCAGCACTGCACCGGGCGACGTGCCATAGTTTGCCGCTGCACCAAGGGTGCTTCCAGCCCATGATGTGAAGCCATTCACCTGTGTTGCAAAGGTGCCAGTTCCAACAACCGTTGCATTGAGGCTTGCTGCCGTTGCCTGTGACACCTGCACGGGCGTCATCGAAGTTACGCCTTGGACGGTCAGAACATTGGCAGATGCACTGCCAGCAGTACCGGGGGCCGACCCCGCAATGGTGCTAGTGTCCTGCGCCTGCGTCGTGCGGGGTGAACCCGTCCCGGTTGCGCCTGCGCCTGCCAGCAAGGCCACGCCATTGACTGCGCCGAGATCGCCCCAAAGTGCGCCGTGCAAATCCGCGTTGATGGAGTTGGTTTGGCCGGTAGTGTAAGTATTGGTATTCCATGCGGTTGCATTGAGGGCGGGCGTGGCAGAGATGATTTGCAAATAGTTGACGTAATCACCGAAGGACACACTTTGCCCTTGTGAAGTCGCAGTGATGGCGCCGGCAACAGTACCGGACGTATAGGTCACGTTCACACGGGAAAACCGGGCGCCTTGCGAACCTACCAGTAAGTAGTTGCCCGTTGTGGTCGCTCCAGTTGCTGCGGCTATATAGGCCGGAGGTGCCGATCCGAGATTGAGCAGAGGAACACTGACCCAGTTGCTGTTGTCGTTGGAAATCTGACCAATAACGCTCGCGACAAACGATCCTGTCAGATTGAACTGAACTGAAGTTGATCCAACAAGAGCCAGCGCCGTTGATGTCGTGCTCGACGTGATCGAAAATGTTTGAGTGAGGTCAGGAGCATTCACAAGCCACGGCGTAGTGTTCGGAGTATTTCCCGGCTGAACGGTCCAGGTTCCCGATTGTGTTGCCTGTACTGCAAAGGTACCCGCATTCGTGACCGCGCCAGTCCAGCCAGTCAGATTGCCTCCTGAAGTAATGCCGATGTAGGTTGCCGACGCTGGAACGGCCGAGCCTGTTGCACTGACGGAGGCATTCGAGCTGCTGCCACCACCTCCACCCCCGCCTGAGCCAGTAGGCAGTCCAGAACCACCAACCATGTTAACGGTTGTAGTCGAGGTCGATGTGATGCAAGTCAATTGGGTTGCAGCACCGACTGTAAAAGCGAACCAGCTATTCGGCGGTATCAATTGGTCGCTTGTCGTAGCCGACGCGCCAAGCTTGCAATAGGCGTTGTTGGTCGCCCCAGTATTGCTCGCAACAACAACAGTCCCAGCGGGAAGTGTCCCGGTAACACCGCCTGTCGTCACGCTGATTGGCGTGCCCGTGCTTTGAGTAGTGGGAAACCCCGTAATAGATGCGCTGACACTGGCATTGACCGGAAGCGGATTTGTAACCGAACAAGGGACAGCCTGACTGCTGCCGTTGAGGCACATATCAACTCTGCCATCAGCGTTGGAGCCTCCCGGCGTGACAAAGTTGTTCTGCGCACAAGCAATCTGCACCAAGCCAAACAGCCCAACGCAAACTCCCGCCATCAAGCGGATGAAGTTTTTCATTGCGGTCTCCTAGAGTTTGCGACGTTAGGCCAATTCATGTCTTGGCGCATCTTTTTTTCTCTCGTGCTATTTCTTCTTCGCTCATGCCGCGTTCTTTTGCCCATGCTACCGCAGCGGTCTCACCAAACGTTTCTATTGCAGTCTTGATGATCCAGCACGGATAATGCTTGGCTTTAGCTGCCGCAGGAAATACAAAAAACGAAATAGTAATTGCAGCAAATGCAATTACCCTCCAGTTGCAAGCCATGATTGACGCTCCACTTCGGCAGGACGTGTTCTGCTTGCAAAGCGAATTCTGTCACGACGGCGTTCGTGACCTGATCCTGTCCAGCCACCTATCTGCTCGTGACCGCTATCAGCATGTCGCCACTGTGCTCCTGAGACAGCCCCGCAACCATTGGCAATCGCAATTTCATTGGACGGCATTCGAGGCCGTGTCCGATTGCGAGCGTACTGATTGATGTCCAGCGCAAGTCCCATAGGATGCAGGGAATGTCTCACGCTGCCATGCCTGCGGTATCCTCCCAAAAACCTTACAGGATAGCCCTGCCCTTCAAGACGATCCACAATGCACTGAAACGTAGATACCGCCCTATCTGCTACTGTTGCGGTTGCCCCTGATCTTGCTTTCACAATTCCTGCATGGGCAGGGACAAGAACACAAACGAACACACCTGCAAAAGCTATACGTCTCATTTTCAAATTCCCCCAAACAAAACGAGGAAGATAAGGACGATCATAACAAGACCGATCATCCCTATTCCTCCACTTACAATTGATGACGAAGGCTTAAGAAACCGGAACCGGCTTCCTCTCTTCGACAACCGGCACTTTCTTAGGCTGTGCGGCAGCGGCAGCCTTCGCAGACGCTTCGGCGTGCGTTGCATCAAGAGCGTCCTTTTCCATCTCCTGCTTGTGAGCAAGTTCACGCGAAGCGGCGTTACGCTTCTGCGATTCGTTGTAGTCCTCGATCGAGAAATATCCCTGCGCCCGAACGTTGTGCAGATGATTTCTGCGAGCAGAGGCAACCGCCTCAACTGCCTGTTTTGCAGTCAACAAAATTTCGACTTGCCCAACGTCGGCAATCGCAGGCTGCGCCAACGTGATGAGTTTTCCGGACACCGGATCAAGCGCAACTGCCTTGAGTCCGAACTGTGAAACTTCGACTTCACAGGCCGGTTCAACTTTCAAGGCACCGAATTCTGTACCCTGACGGGCTACGTCTTCTTTGGTAAACATGGGAAGGTTCCTTCTAGGTTAGTGTTGTCAGACTTACTATACTCTATTGTCAGTTCATCCTCCACATCCCTTGCAGATTGGATTAGGTGGAGGTCCAGCAGGAGGTAACGCATCCGGTTCTAATGCGCCGTTGTGGTAGTGATAGTGTGCGGGAACGTTCGACCCCGCATCCGCGTCAATGAAAAACGCGCCCCAAGCCACCGATCAGTTCAGAGGCGATCCAGAACGTGATTGCCAACCAACCAAAATGAACGCGAGTAGGGGTTGGCGGATTATAGGCAGCGGCAAAGACGGCGAACACAAACGCAAACGCCAAAAGGATCAACCCGAGATTCTGCATTTTTCATCTCCATTGATATTCCCACCGAAGCTCGCTCAGCGCGTGCTCAGTGCCGAGAACTCCGCACATGATGGTGAAGCCTAGCAGGAACGCCAGAACCCGGCGCTTGATGGTCTCACTCATATGTGCCCGAACAGAACAAGGATAAGAACGATGACAAGGATCAGCCCAAGACCTCCTGTGCCATAGTGTCCGTACCCGTAGCCGTACCCACCACCGAATCCGCTGAAACCTCCAAGCAAGGCGATCACAAGGATGATAAGAACGATCGTTCCAATAGACATGAGAGTTCTCCTTTTTACCCGTGACCACGCATAACCATGATCGTGACTAGGATAGAAATGACAGGAGAAGCGATTGCAGCAACCGCCATCACAACGGCGAGAAGCCGCGCGTTGCTGTCCTGCCTTCCCATCGTCTGACCGCCAGTTCTATTTTCTGTTGCCTGAATTGCGGAAAGAGTCGTAGATACCTTTGCTGTCGTGGCATCCTGCGACAACCTTATTTCATTCATGTCGCGAGTTAGCCTAGCCAGCGCATCTGACATCACTGGATCAGCAACGCTACTCTTTCCTGCCTGTGTAAACTGATAGGCTTCCAGCTTGCCGACGCGGGTATCGAATGTTCCTTGGATTTGCACAAGCTGCGTAGACACGAGAGTTGATGTAGTGCGAACCGACTCCGCAAGCATATCTCTGATGGTGTTCTGAAACTCCTGCCTAGTCTGCGCAAGCTGATCTATCCGAGAAGTCTCAGCGGTTCGCTGGGCATTCTGGAATGCAACTGTTGAATCCGAGAGTATTTTTACATGATCCCGGACTGCCGATATTTCGGACAGAAGCAATTCCTTGAGGGAATCCCGCTGTGAATCTTGGTACTTGCTTTCAGCCCTGACGAGATCAAGAACGTTCTTTGTCGGGTCGATTGTGGGGCGTCCGGCGTAATCAACAGGTATTCCCGAGATGCCGTTCGCCTCCTCAATCGAAGAACGAGTATTTTTCACCGCGTAAAAGTTCCAGAGATTGCAACCGGACCAACGTTCGGGACACGAACGACGGCAACATTGACCGCCATCTGATTGACGATGCTTCGCCGTCTGGCACTCAGAACTTTTGGCTGCGGAGCAGCCGCAATCGCTGCACAGATGGACTCCGCAATCGACGCTGCGGCTGGCACAACAGAACTCACGCCGGGAATGAATGCAGCGATCGTTCCAACGGTCGGAATGAAGCCGCACACTAGATTTGCATCCGCCTGAACTTCAGCCTCAATTGCCGAGACTGTTGCTGCGTTGAATACTCCGGTTGTGCCGCAACTCGCGAGTAGAAGCGTTGAGGATGCGGCAATAATGGTGAAAATCCTCTTCATTTTGTATTCTCCTTCTGTTGAACGTTGACGATAGCCGTTGCTATCGCAGTCACAAATGCAAGTAGCGCATCGTCTGACACCATCGAAGAATCAAACGACGAATAGTCGTCAAGAGACTTTCGGCCAGCCTCAAATCCGGCTTCTAGTTGTTCCTTGGTTGGTTGAATCATTGCTGAAGTCCTTTCAGGTATCTCGACAAATCATCGGAACTAAACCCTTCCGGGGTTAGTTTCGTGTTGCTGTTCAACGCCTCAAGGGACAGATACGAAAGTCCTTCATCCATATACACACCAACCCATCTTGGCGTTGCTTCCTGAACTCTGCCCCATGTGATGAATAAAAAATTTCCGTTTTCATTGCGACCGACACAGTTGTGTACAAAGATGCCAGAGCTAACTGCAAAGTTGTGATACTTGGAAACCTCCATATCATACACATCGAAGCGTCCGATACGTTCCTCGATGGCCACAACCTTATGATTGGCTAGATTTTGTATCGCGATTTTCCGTATCTTCTCAGCATACTCTGGATCAGAAGCAATTTTCGCTATTTTAGCTGCCTGCGCGATCTTAATGTGTTTCTTCCTATCGCTATTTGAAAAATTTACAGGACCATAAAGCAAACCGCTCTTTCTTGATGCCTCTAAATTGTAAAATCCTTTGGCTCGGTGCTCTCGAAGTTTGCTGTTTGTCTTCAGATGAAGCACATGTCTTTTCCTAAATTCTGGGTTTTCCCAGTTCTTTATCATAGTCTCTCTGGACTTGGCTTTTCCTTCTTCTGATGTTGCATATCGTTTCAGCAAATCCGTCGATTCATTGTGAAGTTCGGTATGCTCTTGCCAAGACATCAACTGAAGATTGTCCGGAGAATTGTTTCTTTTGTTAAAATCTTTATGGTGTACGACGGCACAACGCTTCTTAGGTGAGGCTACAATTCTATGCGTGTATTGCCATCTTTGAGAGGCTGGATGCATAGTCTCTTCATAACCAGACATTTCTTTCTTTGTGGAGAGCTGTCTGTATAATGGCATAAGAGACTGACCAACAACCAAAGAGCTAGCTTCGGCAAAGTTGCCAGATCGAAGCATTATAAAATGATCCGGCGTGCAGTCTAAGAACTCTCCGTTGTCTAGAAAAATCCGGATAACCTTAGCGTCTTCTTTCGTGCGTCTAATGTTGGTAGCTAATGCCGGAACTACGTTTTGGCTTTCATCTAAAGAATAAACCCACTGCTCCGTACCAACTAAATCTTTAATAGGAACTTCAGAGCCGTTCAGTAAGCTTATTTTTGTATCACCAGAAAGACATGGGACGTAATGACCTCCGACTGTCGTGTCACCCGCAACAATATCCCACGGTTCTCCCGCGTCGAACTGCGCTTCTGCGCTTGACGGAATCTGAAAGCCACAACCACAAGCACCGAACAGCCAAGTAGCTAGTGCGAGTTCGTCAAGATCACCCACACGAAGCGCAGCATAAGCGTCTATCTTGTGACGTGCTCCAGTCGCATCAAGGATGCCAGTTTTCTGACGATATGCGGCGGCAACCTGCATATCGGTTCCCTGATCGGAATCAGGCTTTGCAGGATCATATCCGGTAACGGCGCTATAGTCCGAAAGAACGTCCTTAACTGTGAACCGTGAACGTGGCTGACCACCTACCATTGTCCAAAGCATGTGCTCGTGTGCAGCCCCGGCAAAGACACAGCAACTAACCGAATCATTCCCTAATCCGTGCCAGTTTCCATCAGCCATGAGATTTTCATGACCGAATGCCTTCGGAGGCGTTGGCAGAACATCGGCGTTGAAAACCATCGCAAACTTCAATGCGACAGTATTTCGCGCGGGCGTCTTTCCAAGTTTGTAGTTTATCACGCTGTTGTGCCCTTCGCGATTTGTTCAACCTTGGCGGCATCTCCCGGAATTGGAGAAACCTTGGAGGCGGAAGCATCATCTGACACAGCAACCGCTGCCAATGCTTGAGTTGCTTGTCTGTTAACGGTGACGGACGTAACACCAGGCATTGCAGCAACAGCTTTGACCGTTGCACTCTGACTGGTTACAACAGCAAGAACCGAAGCAAGAATGGAGTTAGCGAGACTGGCAACCGAGATTGCCGTCTTGGCAACGTTAGGTCCAAATAGATCGGTCAATTGAGACGCAGAACCAATCAGCACGCCAAGGATGGCGATGATGATTGCCATAACCTGATTTCCATTGAGATTCATGATGCTATTCCTTTTCCAAAAGAAGAAGTGTTATTCGTGCGCCCACTGAAAGTGCATCGGGTCTTGTCGGCTGTGAAAATCACCGCCCCAGAACGCACCTTGTTTCTTGAATGCCGCAATGACTACCGGAGGCATATGACTTATCTGACTGCGGTTCATTGGATTGTGTTCAGGGTCTAGGTCGATCGCCGCCGCAAAGGCGTGACAGGACAAACGGGACGATCCACGAATCGGACGATAGTTGAAACATCCTCCATACCACTGCATATTTATGGCGTTGATAACGTCTTGGCTTTTTCCGTAGTACGCCCAGATGTCAGAAAACACTGCATTCATCGCCTCCAAGGTCTTGGCATGAACCTGGAATTTGGTAATCGGAGTGATGTGTCCATTGTCGTCCTTGTAAGACATTTGCCAAGGCGGCGTGAACGTCACCAGATTATCAATCGGCCAATGAGGATGACTAGGATCGCCATAAAATGCAGTAAGAGCTGACGTGTCGTCGTGAGGCCAATCTGTCATTTACGTTCCAATCATCGCAATCGCGCGTGCAGTAGCCCGTACATTCCGAGCAGACCAACCCTTGCCATAGCCGGTTTTCGTAATCGGGCTAGGATTCCAATTCGGGCTTGTGTGTTTGACCGCTATCCAAGCGGCGCTTAAGGCCGTCACCAAGGCTTTAGGGTCGGTCGTAGCAACCTTTACCAAGGTGTCTGCATCTACAACCCCAGTCAGGGGAAACATCCCTAGCGCCAGTTGCAGGGCGTTTGGACCGCCTGTAAGGCCAAGATTAACCGAAACGTCTAGCAGCCGGTAGTCTACCCCTCCCGGAAGGTCGTTGAAACGAAGCGGTTCCGCAAAGGCGGCGGTATAGAACGCATCTACGGTTGCCGGTGTAAGGGCTTTCAGATCGTCTATCGTGGCTGGTGGTAGACCTAATTTCTTGCGGTAGTCGGACAGGGCGGTGATGGAAACGCCAAATCTCGATCCGTGGCCGGGTTCCCCTGCACTTATATTCAGTTCTTCGCCCTCATCTTCTCGAATATACGCAAGCGAAATGGCAAGGTTTTTTTGCATCACGAGCCGTAATGTTCTTCCGCTTCAATCCACCCGCCCGCTCCATTACCTCCACCACTACCGCTTGCTCCAGCCGATCCACCACTACCGCCAGTCCCAACAGCAAACGTATAGGTTCCTGCTGGAGCTGAAATGCTTGTGTCGCACTCTGCGCCAGAACCACCGCCGCCGCCTGTGTTAGCGGTTGCACTCGCGCTAAGACCGGCACCACCGCCGCCGCCTCCCGTGTTGGTGCCAGCGTTATTTCCAGCACCGGCTCCTGAGTTTCCGCCGCCTTCACCGCCACCCATACCGCCGCCTACGTTAGTCGAACCTGAAACCGCCGTCGCTGATGCACCACCTGAGAATCCTGCGCGAGGAATATCGCATGTGCCACTACCAGTGACTCCACCACCGGCCCCGCCTGCATTTGATCCGCCCCCGGCTCCACCACTAGCCTGATAAACCGGAGTTGTGCAGGCTGCGCCTGACGTGTTCAGACAAGTGTTGTTGCCACCCGTTCCGCCACCTAAACCTCCACCACTTCCGGCACCACCGCCGCCGCCGCCCTTTATTCGGAATTTGACCCAAATGACATTGGCTGGTGTGGTGTAGGTTCCCGAACCGTTAGCTCCAAAACCTCCGCTGTGAGATGTTCCAGTAACGTAGGAAGTCGTCGGATTGGTACGGCGCGCTGCCGTTAAGCCCAACGTTCCGGCAGCAATAGACAGACCATTTCCGGGAACAACTTCGCCTAGCGTTCCTGCATTGTTGTATTCTATATCGCCGCTTGTTCCGCTCGTGATGCTCGTGGTTCCAACCGCTATAGCAGAGGCTACCGATCCCGATGCCTGTAGTTGTCCAGAACCGTTGACCGTGATTGTCGAGTTGTCGATTTTGACCGCAGCATATTGCGTCGTGCTGGTGGAAAGATTGACTGACGTACCACCGATCTGAAACGTTCCGCTCGCGTTCAATGTGCCGGGCACAGTGACAACTCCAGCGGTTGTCATCGTGACCTGATTGCTTGTTCCAATCTTTGCGCTGTCAGCCCCTATAGCCCAAGAATTTGTTAATGTGACATTGGAGCCGGGTGAAGATGCTATAAAGTATGAACCGAAATAGTTCGTAAACACCGTCGCGCTTGACGCAGCAATTGTATTGCCGCCCCACAAGTCAGTATAGGCCGTTGCAACCGTACCGCTGGACGACGTGTCGGTTAAGGTAGCCGCAATGTTCTTGTATCGAATTCCGCTCGTGGTCCAAGCGGCGGCAGAGATGTTTCCAGCAAGTCCAAAACTCGTGCTTGTGACCGTTGTTGCTCCGGTGAAATTACTAGTCCCGGAATAGGTATTGTTTCCTGATAGCGTGATGCCGCCGCCCACAGTCCCCGATAGTGTCGGAGACGCGCTCATAACGACGTTCCCGCTCCCGGTTACGGTGTATTCCCCAATCACTCCAGAATTGTCGAACAGAACCTTTGTATTTGCTCCGCTGACAATCGTTGTTGTTCCGATTGTAATTGATGAAGCAGTCGCAACGATCGAACAGGTTGAACCAAGCGTGCAGGTTACGCCGTTGACTGTTGTTGCCGGGTTTACGAGGTCAGCATTGGTCACAAGACCAGTCGCCGTGAATGACGTTGTAACCGTAGCCCCACCCGAAAGCGTCTGAAGGGCTGTCCAGTTATGTGCCGTTCCTAACAGGCCAAGACATGCCCACGACGACGTATAGTACGGAACTGAATCGTTGGTTGCGCAAAGACCCTGCTGCATCACCGATGCAATTGTCGTATCGGTTGGCGCGCGAGCGCTTGAAGTGCCATTTCCGATTACATGACCGGACGGAATGATTTGTGCCGAAACCGGAATTGACGACAGGATCGTCAGGAACAGAGCACAAATGATGCTGCGATATGTTTTCATGCTAGACATACCAGCCGCCACTTGTCAGGGGAAACAACGTCTTTTTCCCGTAGTTGATGTCGATCAAAGCAACTCCATTTGCGATCGACGCCGCTGCTGAAAATCCGTCGATTGTCTCTCCCGCAGCAGGAACGAACGTAATGTTGTTGGCGTTGGCGTCGCCCTTGTAGTCCTTCACAGTCACAGGCAATCCGGCTCGGCTGGCAGAAGTTGGCAAGTCGATATTGGTTGCTGCTCCTACCGCCTTGTTCATCAGGATAGTGATATCGGATGCCGCAACTGGAACGTCGCCCGCAGCCGTCACAATGCGATAGATGTTCTGGGTTGCTGCGGATAACTGAGCGAGAGAGATAACCGTATATTGACCCGTAACCGTGTTGAAAATAACGACTTCACTCTTTGTTGGGTCAACAATCTGCGCACTTTGCTGAAGCGCAGGGTAGTTAGGCTGGATCGTCCAAATGCCGTTCTGTTTGGAAACAACAATGAACGCAAGACCCTTTACCAGGGCCGGGAAAGGCGCTCCGATATTTGTTCGGATATTAGCTGGCAAGGTCATGGCAGACCAAACGGATTAGAGGAAGATGCCACGGCAAACGGAGCGGTAGATACTCCACCGCCAATCATCGGCAACTTGCCGACAAAGATTTGCCGTGTGTCGGCTCCATTGTAGAGCGCAAGAGACGCCATGTAAGTCTTGTTACGAAGCTTCTGCATGGTAGATGCCGGAACCCTTATTTGTATCTTTCCCAACCCGATCATTGTGATTCCGGTGCCAAGTTGTGCTGTAATCAAAGATATACAATCGTCACTGCCGACCATGAATGATTGTGTTCCATAGCCGTCACTCGAATGACTGTTTTGGCTTCTGATTTCAAAATCAAACGAACTTCCAATCTGACAAACCAAGACACCAGTTGAAGCAACGTAACTCGTGACCGTACCATTCATGCTATTCAGGCCAGTCTGCGTGTCCGAAATCGTGACCTGATCGCCCGCAAGAATGCCGAGGTTTGTCCCGACATTAAGCGTAACAGCCTGCAATTCGTTGTTGATCGGATAGTCCGGAATCGTCAGTTTCGTTATTGAAGTTGTAGCAATCGCACCATCAACAACCGTCCATGCGCTGCTTGTGAATGGTCCGGGAGCCGCACGAGTACATCCCGTTAAATCTATTGCTTCTCCTGTGTCATCATCGAACAATCCAACCGTGATTAGAAAATCCTCACGGTTGGAAAATATCGGAAGAAGAACGGGCCAAGCATACATCGTTCAAAGCTTCAAATATGTCGTGATGAGAAGCGACGACATGAATGTTGGAAGTAGGGTGTTAGTTCCTCCTAGAGGAGTTGAACCGGACGCTGTTATGCCGGTGAAAGCATTGTTAATAACAATTCCAGTTGCTCCGAAAGGAGCAGAGAATGGGCCATTCGCAAGCGCACCAGAAGATGTGCCCCCAAATGTTCCACCTGAAACTCCATGCGAATGACCAGGATCGTTAATAGATACCGTCGTTGGCAACGTGACGGCAGGAAGATTAGCTTGCGCAATAGATGTCGTATTGTTTAGAGCCGAACCAAGAGTTGTCGCATTTCCTGCCCCAAACGTTGCGCTCGTATAGCGCCCCGCCGCGCTGCTTCCCATGTCGTCAAGACCTGAAAGAACACGACCTCTGCCGTCCGGCAGAGCGATGGTCTTGTTTGCAGTAAAGTCCGAAAGACCTGAAACACCGCGACCACCTGACACGACAAGGTTAGGATCAGACCCCCACAGATAGATAAACAATGCTTGAGTGTCGGCATTTGCACGTTCCGTTGCTCCTGACGCCGCACTTCCTATCGTTCGTCCATTCGCTCTGACAAATCCTGTAAGCGGACCCGTGCCGTATTTTACCTTGATGTCACCTGTGGCAAGGATGGTTGTTGGATCAACTGTGCCACCGCCGCCCCCGCCACCACTCGACGGTCCAAGAACCTGCATGGTTACGTCGAGAATGACGCCACCAGCATTGTCGGTCAGACGAACATGGATCAGGCCATCTGCGAGCCAAAAAAGCGGCACGCGGCCAGTTTGATCGCACTGAACCGGATTCGGAAGTGGGTTGGTCAGTCCAAAATCAGCAAAAGCATTTTGTGGTGACGCAACCGTTCCTGCAACATAGAAATAGAGCAGACACCCTGCGAGCGGTTGACCATTGATGTCTGACTGTTGAACAAGGGAAAGCGGAAGTGTGCCCGCAGCCTGCACAGGTCCAGTAAACAGCATTCCTGCTGCAAACAGAGCGGTGCATAAGGTTTTAAGGCGCTTCAAGAATTGCATCTGCTTCTCTATGTATCAGACATGCGATTTGTCTTTACGATTTGGCTCGCGTTCGCGTGGTTAGCGATTGATTATCCGATCGGTCCTTGTGTTTTCTTCCTGAGCGGGTGCGGCTACTGGACCTTGTATCGCACGCATCAAATCCTGCGGAGACATCGTAATTCCGATGTCTTTCAGGTTCGTTGATAGATTGCGAGAAGCAAGAGACATTCGGGCGATTGCTCTCGTCCTTGGCGTTGTCTCGAAAGCTTGAGCCGCGTTCTGATAATCTTCCATCACCTTACTGATAATCGGCATTTGTTTGGCAATCTTGCGAGCTTGTGCCGCATGGCTCATAGCCTTTGGTCCAGCCGCAGCAGCAAGTCCTGCCGCTTCACCAACGCCCATAGGCAAACCAACCGCGCCACCAACAGCATGGCCAACCAAGCTTCCAACCACCATTCCAACCTGGCTTCCGATATGATCTAGAGCCTTCGCCGCAAACGTCGCAGTATTTGACCAATTAGCTCCCGCTTGCGGAACTTCGATCTTCCGCATTACGTCAGCGTATTTCTTCAACATATCTCGTTCCGGTTCGCTGAACATACGCGCAGCCATTTCCTTGCCATCAACGTTAAGGAACTTGTTCAACCTCTGCGCAACCTTGCCAGCACCAAAATCCGTAACACCTTCCCCGGATTCCGTCAGACGCGCAAATAACCCTTGCTTGATGGCAGACCATTCCGGTGACTGTTCTCCGAACATTGTCTTTAGACGACTGACAACACCGGCATTGAGACTAGATGGATTAACGCCAGACGCCCCATACATGAAATCCGCAACATCGTTTCCTATTGCTGCTGGATTGTTCCCCTTGCCTATAATTCGCTCGATAACTCGGCCAATGGGGTCATTCTTTCCTGCGGAAAATGCTCTCTTGTAATCAGCATGAGACGCCCGAGCATCGTTCCACGCCTTGACTGCACGAGGATCACCATTAAACAATCCAGAGTTAACTGCTTGGTCAATGTGATCGTCAAAAGCATCAAGAACCGCCTTTGCGGCTCTACCGTCAGCCGCGTTACCACTTGCAAAAGCGTCACTGCGAAACGTCGAAAGACGCCTTCGCATTTGGTCAACGCCCTTAAGATCAACACCGACAATTGATTTTGCATTTGGTTGTCCGAATGGATCGGCTCGGTTCTGTATTTTTAACTTTCCAACACGTTTATCAATGTCCTTAATTGCTTGTGACGCGAACGGAGTTAGCTTGTCATCAATGATGATTGGTTCATCACGCGCAGATAGATCAGACTTGATTTTTTGCGGCATTCCCTCGAAGGCACCCGCATGAATTTCACCAGGATAGGAGCGAGCTGTTTCGTATGCAGTCCCAACATCGGCCTTGCGCTGCGCCGCCATGCGCTGCATGGATTGCGAGACAACATCTCCAGCCTCTTGCGGTGTTTTCGCTACTTGTTGTCCGAAAGGGTCAAGACCTTCCTTGATACCTTGCCGCGCGCCCGTAAGCTGTGATTCCTGCTGCGTCCTGAAATCTTCCGCGACACGTTGAGCAGGTGGCCCGGATTGGCCACGCAACGCCGCCTGTTCACGCTGGATTGCCGAAAGGTCGCCCGTTCTTTGACCTTCGCTTAGAGTAACGCCAAGCGGACCTTCTTCGGGCAAAGTTGCCGCGCCACCAATCCTAGGGATTCTCTTTGGAATTGGCATCGCAAGTGATGCAGCAAAGTCGGCATATTCTGAAGGAATCCCGGTCACTCCTTCAACCGGCTTGCCAATGAGAGTGTCAATCCCTGCGGATATAGGAGAACCGAGATAAGATAAGCCGCCAACCGCAGTGTTAACAGCACCTCTAGCCATCTGCCCCGGTTCACCGGATTCCAATTGCTCAATACCGCGCCCGGTTTGTTCCAGACCTTCGTTCTTCATCCTCTCATAAGTTTCTGGATAACTCGTGATCGGTTGAGCTAACTTACCAATGGCCTGTTTAATGATGCTAGGCTCAGGTGACGTTCCAGTGTGCTGTTCAAGTGCTTCAGCCGCCATTTCAGGATTGTCCGCTTCAACGCGGAACTTCTTTCCATCATGTTCGACGTTATAGATCGGCATTACCTGACCTCTTGAACACGAGCGCCGTTAGGCATCGTGATCCAACCCTGAGCATCAGGTGTAGAACCTTGACCCTTGTTCTTTCCAAAGAAGCTTCGTGTTTCAGGTTCAAGCATTTTGTCGAACTCAGAAACATCGAGTCCTGTCGCGGGAACGAATTGCCGTCTCAAGCCGCCCAACTGCCCAACCAACAATGGCTTGATAACCTTGTTGATGACATCGCCGATTTGTGACGGGCTTCGGGCACGATTGAAGGCATCTGCCGCTTCCTGACGTTCATCCTTGGTGCCAGCCCCTGCAATACCAAGCGCCTTGATGATTTCAGAACCAACGATCTGTTTTGCGCTGTCGAAATCTGTTGGTGCGGACGAACCAGTTTCCGCTGCCCATCGTTGAGAGATTTCGTTAAATACTCGGATGTTTCCGTTCTTCAATGCGTCGGCAAGGTCTTGCATCGTTCCCAAATGCGAAACAACAACATTGAGCGACCTAATAGTGTTGCCCTGCGGCCCAGACATGAACCTCTGAATACCAACCTGCTGAGCTTTGAACTGCTGCCATTGTGACGGCAGCGTGCTCATGTCGATATTTCGCTGTACCGCTAGATCGGCAGCTTCGTTTTGGATAGCAGCCCGCTCTTGCGGGTTACGTTGTGAGGATGGCGGAAGTGTTCCGGTCTTTAGATAGCGTTCGGCAGCAGCTCGTAAGGCGTCAGGTGACAAATTGGTCTGACTTCCCGCAACAACTTGGCCCGTTGCCGGAGTAATCATTCCGCCCAAAGGCACTGGCTTTGGCGTGAATGCCGTTACAATTCGTTCCTTGGCAGCATCCAACGGAGCAACTCTTGCGCTATCAAATCCAGGTTGCCGAAGCAGATAATCCCGTCTTCGGTCTATCTGCGAAATGACCTGCGTGGCTTCTTCAGGAGACTTGATAGGCTGGTTATTGAACGGGTTTATCGCGGGCAAGCCAAATGGTTGCGGAGCAGGTGCTTGCGGCTGCTCTGTTGGTGCCTGTTGCTGCGGCTTTGGTGCCGGCGTTCCTGCTCCGGCTGAAGGCGGAAGATTCTTCAAATCCTGGAATGCGTCACCTACTCTCGACTTAGGAGTTAAAGGACCGCCGCCCTGTGGCGTGTCAGATGGAGCGTACTTCTGTAACAATCCGTTAGCTCGCAATAGCTGACCGGGCGTCAACTGCGCATTGGGATCAATACCCATAACTTGCGCTATCTTCGCAATTGTCTGTCCCGTCGTTTGATCTTGGTTTGGCAGTCGATCAGTAACTAAAGATGCAACCGTTCCACTTCCTGAATCACCCTGCGGTGAATCTGCTCTAGGTGGTGGCAGAGGACGTGCAGGAACGGACGCAGGTGCAGGACCACTTGACGGCGATGGTTGCTGAGATTGGCCACCGCCCTGACCTCCGTAAAGGTCAATCCCTGCCGCCTGTTGCTGTGCTGCGAGCGGCGCAATCTGCCAAATGTCCTTAATGTCTCCATACTTGGCCAGCGTGGAAATCATTGCGCCATAATCAGGAACACCATTCTTCATCGGAATGCCGCCCTTGAACGCTTGCGCTACGTCTAACTGTTGCTGTCCTTGCTGCAAGAGTTGCTTGTTACGGTCGCGTTCCTGCCGCTCCATCTCAAGCTTGTATGGATCGTCCTGTCCCCAGTTTGCAAAATTCTGAAACGACAACAGAGGTGCGGCGTAGCTAACGCCTCCGGGAGCATTCACCGCTGACGAAAATTCAGACATTCAACTCGTCCCGTTTACGCATTTTCCTCGTCCTTAAACGAGCAATACACGAGATCGAGCAAAATCAATTGGGTCTGCAATTGATTTTTCGAGATTACATTTGATGCACAGTATTTGAAGATTTTTCCTATCATTCATCCCACCTTTCGAAATTGCCTTGATATGATCAACGTGAAAGTTCACGCCCTTGATCTTAATTCTACAATACGCACATCGATGTTTTTGCGAATTCAAGATTTCAAATATATCATTCGCAGTATGACTACCATTTAGAAGAAACCCACGTCTGCGCTTCGCCCATGTTCGCACAGCGACAGGATGTTCTTTCTTCCATCTAGATGAACTCGTTAGAACGCGGTCTCTATTTTTTTGATACCACGACTTTGAGTTGCGCTTACAGCGCTCAGCGTTCTCCTTGTTCCATCTGATGTTATTAGCTAACTTCTTTTTCTTATTTCTTGAGGCCCAATTCGCAGTCGTTTGCCGCGATTGATCTGGATTTTTTATTCGCCACTTTCGACGATACTCCCGCATTTTATGCGGGTTGTCGTCCGACCACCTTTTCTTGTTTTCTTGATAATGCGCCTTGTTGTTTTTATAGTGTAGTTTCCGATACGCTATGGAGCATTCAATACACATGCCGTTGCTTGTGTATCTAGGAGATAGATGTCCGTTTTTGCATGGACTTCCTGTAAAGTAATGCGCAGAAGCTGCTGATCGAGCGTCTTGTTGAGAGATGATTTCCATCTCTAATAAATATCATATAAACTCCTGAAGCTCAGCCGCAAACCGGGTCGCCAGGTTATAATCCACGGCTTTGAACCCACCGATTTCTTTCACGGCTTCTGGATTCGTCTTTTCAACGTCTTGGGCCATGAGTCCAATCCTCCATATCGGATCGCCAATATACCGATATTTGTAAATGTCTTGTCCGTCGTATAGCTCCCCAACTTTCTCAGCGTCCTCTTTAAGTCTCTTGTCCGAGAACATTCCAAACAACGCTCCAGCACCGGAACTAAGTGCAGAACCAGCCGCTCCAAGAGCGTTGCCGCCAAGTGTGCCACCACCCGCAGTTTTCAACCCGCCAATGCCACCGAGGGCGTTCCAGAAGTTTCCGCTTGCGTTGTTGTTGGCAAGAGTAGCATTAGCGTTTGCGTTTCCCGCTCCTGTAAATGTATTCCAGTCAAGACCGGCAAGGCTGCTACCAAGGCCAGTATCAATATTGGCCTGTCCCTGTCCTAGTCCGGTATAGATGTTTCCGATACCAGCCGCAGTCGTGTTGGATTGCCCAAGGAACGGCTGAAGCTGACCAACATAGTTGTTATAGGTCTGGTCGGCCAAACCCTGATTGAACTTCGACAGGTCCACCAATTGATTTCCGGAAGCGTTCTTTCCACTCGCAGCTTCAGCCGCATTGATGGCGTCGTTTCCTGCGCCCTGCGCCAACTGGTATCCCGGCGTGCTTCGCAATGTACTGAGTGCGCCCGCGCTTCCACCCGGACCAAATCCAAGGACGTTTTCTAGTTGCTGGACGCCAGCATTGGAAACATCCCTGTTTTGCAAGTACGGTTGAAGTGCCGCCGTGTAATTCGTCGTAAGAGCATTTCCGGCGTTTGTGGCTCCCGTATTCAGGTCACCGCGCGCCCATATGTTGCCCTGCTGCAAGCCCTGTATTTGCTGTTGTGCTGCATCGTTTGCATTCTTGTTCGTGAAGGCATCAAAGATTGACATCACGTCACCCTTATTTGTAACACGGAACCGTTTCGGTATGCGGAGCCAACAGCAACGCCAGCCGCAGCCGCCGCACCATCATTTGCTGCATTAACCAACTGATTTAGACTTCCACCGAACAAAGCCAACGCATCCAACTGTGCCATGTACTGTGCAAACAGGATCGTTGGCCTTCCCTGTTTATCAACAAGAGGAAACGAAGGATTGAACTTGGTTTTCGTCAGAGCCATTACGCGCCAACCTCACGCGGGTCGCTCGATTGCGTGCCACCAAGAAATCCGACATAGACCGGATCGGTTACGTCAAGACGCCAACGATCACCAATCGGCCCCGACAATCCCATGTGTTTGACTGACGCTCTTGCCCGTTTGATATTCTTTTGCGTTCCGAGCTGGCGCAGCAATGGATTGCCATAACTATCTCCACCATCCTTGGAAATCGAAATAGCGACTTGAGGATTGATCGCTTCCGGTGGAGAGGTGATGTCGATGACAGTTCCGCCCGACACATAGGCATGAACTAATGCCGTTCCGGTCAATTCAACATGCGTCGCATCTACAACTACCAACGGAAACGTTCCATTTGCTTCCGTGGTCCCCACAATTCCAGATATGGTTCCGAAGTCTCCAGCCCTGACTTGAGAAGTCTTGTCCACTGTCAGTCTGACCACGCCGCCAGTTCCCAGAGAAGCTCCCGTTACATTCATCAGGAAATTGCCAACCGCTATTCCAACTCCCATGTCGAAATTGAAATCTGCCCTAGCAATGCGAAGTTGCTGAGGGAATGCCGCGACCGGGCCGGATTCCATCCTCCACAATTGCGGCGCTCCGTTTTCGGAGAAGTTGGTTTCATCATGGAATAGCAGGTTGCCGCTCTGAGTATCTCCAATGAGCCATTTGTTGAATGCCGGATGACCTAGCATGGCTCGCCATCGAACATAGACACCACCAACCAAAGATGACCTCTCATTCCACTTCTGCGTTCCAAGATTGAATTCCCATGACCAGGTATTCGATGACAGGTGCCAGAATTTCTTACCGCCCGCCGTGTAGCATCCCGCAACAAGCGGATTTCCTGCATTGGATTCAATTTGAATAAGTTTATCAAGATCAGGTGGTGACACCTTGACCGGAGCAAGAGAGCCAGCCGTTAGCCAGTAAACACCTGAATCCTGTGCTGCCCATAACAGTTCCGAAAATCCTGTTTCAAACCCTGCGATTGCCGATGGCTGGATCAGACCATATTCCAGAACGGTCAAACGATTGTAAGGGAATGACGGTGCAGGTGTTGCAGCGTCCTGCCAGACTTCGCATGATCCTGTTGTGAACAGCAGCAGCAATCCAGAGAACGCAATCCCTCTAAGCAACATCACATCCGACTTGGATTGAACTGTAATGAACGTCAGAGAGTTCAACACGAGAGAATTTAACGCCGTTGCAAAAACCCGTCCATCTCCGATCGTGAAGAAGAAATATCCATCTTGGAAACAAACCGAATTCGGTTGAGGTAGATTGCCGCCTCCAGTGTAGAGTGCCGGTGCGCCTCCAGTAGATAACTGATACGATCCGTTATCGACATCAACGGCAACAACATCAGGCAATGCTGCTTGATTACGAGCTATTGAAACTGGCTTGGTTCCTGGAAATGCTCCAAGCGACGTTGTAACTCCGTTTGCATCAACCGTCGTGACGTTGTTGTTGAAGACCTCATATGATTTGTTGACGACGATCAATCCGCCGCGATACCCGTTCTGTGCTGTAATTCCGAACTGGGACAGACCGGACGATCTTCGCCAGACTTGCAGAGACGGTCCTGTTGTTCGAGCACCTTCGCCTAACGGTTCTGCATAGCAATTGACGAGCCTACCCGCGCCTTCCTGTGAATTACGTCCCGGAAACGAAGACAACGGAAACGGAATCGCGACTGGCTTTCCCGTAGCCATTTAGAAAAACTCGCCTCTGAAGCGTTCGTAAGTGGGCTTGCCTCGCGTCATGATTTTCAAGGACTTCGCAGCCGTGCCCGCTCCGACTTCAACATTGCCAACCCCACCAAGACCTTTATTGACCAGAACTGTGTAATGGTCGGGGTTTGATCCAAACTTGGTTGCACATTCGCCAGCTACAATGTCAGCCAAATCAGAGAACCAAGAACCCGGAATATTGTCCGGGTCAGATACATAGACGATTTCCAGACCGGCAAGCTTGCGAAAGATGCTATCCAGCTTTTCCTGAACGAAGTTGAAATCCTCCGGGTCTACAGGCTGACCTGAAGCGACCACGCCAAGATTGGCGAGTGATTCGTTAATCAGGTCTATTGAGGTTCGGAACGGTGTAGCCATCTAATCAACCCGGCATTGACGACTTGCGCAGTTCGGCGCGCTTGGGCTGATAAAGCGAATTCATGAAGTCGATGTCATCGGAGCCAACCTCGCATTGCTCACGAAGGACTTCTTCCGCTATCCATCGTTGGTCCAGAGCTTCAGCGGATTTCATGGTCTTGAGCCATGCCGCAAACCAAACGCGATATTGTTCCGAGTTCTTCGGCAACGGGGTTTCCTCGCGCGTTGCTACAGAATCGGAGTTTGGATTGAAATCGCCAACCTTGAAAAACTTGTTTCCCTTGGCCTGTTCGATCAGGTCGGGATTCATCACCGTCTTTGGAACGTTGGCATAGAAATGATGACCTCGCCAGACAACCATTGTCGGGTCTTCCGGACCCGGTAGGTAAGTCACCTGTTCCGCTTTTGATGGATCGTTCTTCGGGGGACGACCCGGACCACGCTTGACTGGCGCAGTCTGCTCAACATTCGTATCGGTGTCTGACATGACTTCTCCTGTTGACCTAAAACAAAAAGTCCCCAGCGCAGACTTGCCACGCCGGGGTTACACTAGTCTCAATGGTCGTTATTGGCTTGAAACTCAATAACGCACGTTGCTTTTCCGGCAGTCGCCGCCGTACCCGTCTGCGTGTACTTCGCATAAAGGGTAACGTCAGCAACGCTAGTCAGCGACTCGCCAAGAACAGCAGTGTTCGTGATCGAGTAGTAACCAGTCGTTCCCGGAGTGATCGAGTTACCGGCGCCAGAAGCGGCGATAATCTCGTTGGCGTTTGCAGCCGTCGTTCCGAGCGTGACAACGTTGGTCGAAACCGCATTGAATGCCGTCAGCACATAGCAAGAAACGCTAGAGATGTAGCTGTGCTGCTTCAGCACGCCAAAGCGAGGCGGCGCGGTTGTCGATCCGATGAACGGATCGTTGAAGTTGATCGTCACGCGATAGTAGATCGTTTGCTGCGTTGATTCCTGACGAGCAACGATGATCCTTGTCGGATCGTCGGTAATCGCCAGAGCAGCGCCGATAGTGCCGAGCGTCAGAAACGCTGCAACACCGATATTCAGGAGCTTCTTGTTCATGATGTTTCTCATTGTCATGCTCCTTATGAATCCGCCACGGCGGCAAAGAAGCCAGTGTACACGCCCCAGTCCTTGAAGTTACCGGCAGCGTTTTTCTTGGCAACCTTGGCCACACCGTAAGCCATCTTGATACCCGCACCACGGAGGAACTGATAGTCATCCTCCTTGAGGAAGGTAGGCGTCGGCATCTTGCCCCAGCACCAACCAACGGCTGACTGACCGCAGAGGAATGCAGGAGCAACCTGAATTCCACCTGTGCCAGCGTTGGTGTAGAACACCGGCAAACGGAGCGACAGTTCGGGAATTTCCCGGATGATCACGCCGTTGTAGAGCAGGTCGCCATCCACGAAGATCGGGTTCTTCAGGTAGCCCTGATTTTCCCGAGCGCGTGAGTTCTGGTTAGCCGTCTTGATGTCGGTGTCGTTCTGTGCATCGCGGAACTGTTCCTGACCCACAAACAACACAAACCATTCCGTGCCATTTTCCTTCAACTTGAAGGGACGAATACGCGGGTTGGCTTTCTTGGCCGACCGCTTCATGCGGTTGACCAAAGCGCCCGATAACGTCATGGCAGTCGTGATATTCGCCATTGACGACGCGAAGTTGCCGGCAACGAGGTTAGTGTTGGAAGAACCGATCAGAATGCGATCCGCATTGTCGGTAATCCAGGTATTGCGTTGGGCTGCGGTTGCGGCATCAAACAGGATACCGTTGACCCGTTGACCATCGGTCGAGCCAAGTCCGGCAGGAGACGATTCAGACGGCACCGCATAAAGCGCGTCGCAGATTTCGTCACGCTGCTTTTCCTTGCCCCAATCGGTCAGCATGGGCTTTGCTTCGGCCCACAGATCGATCGAGGATTTCTGCTCTTCTGCGTTGTTGATGACAATCGCGTTCCGCGACCAGTCGATCCACACACGCATTCCGTAGTTGTCAAGGGCTTCTTCGTTGCCACGGAGCGGGCCGGAGCCGACGCCGTTGGCATTAAGGCGAGCCATCAACGGAAGGTTGATTTGTTCGCCACCGTTTTTGCCGCCCTTGTCGAGATCGGAAATCACCCGAATAATCGAGTTGATCGCCGTTCCCATGTAAGGCGAGAACAGGTTCTCGCGGACGTATTCGTGGAAGACTTCCTTCCTGAATACGATCAGTTTGTTGTTACTGGTGACAGTTGTCACTGCCATGTGCGTGTTCCTTTGCAGGCCCGCGCACTGTCAAACCCAAGATTCAGTTCTTAAACGCCGTGACGTGTCACGACGGAACGTCTTGCAGAAGCTTAATCAGCGCCAGGCTGAATTGAAAACTGCGCTATCGGAATCGTCGTATTGATGCGGATCAGCATCGGCTCGAAGATTTGAGCCTTGTGCTCCGTTCAACGATTTCGGCAAGCGAACTGCGGTTCTGGGATTGCCATCATCACCCCGATTGGCTTCCGCGCGAAGATCAGCCAGAAGCTGCTTGCGGAATTCAGGGTCTTTCATCAAGGCTTCGCGGGTTTCGGCTTGAACCTTTGTGCGGAAAGCTGTCGGATCATCTCCGACTTCCGCCAAGGTCTTGTTGCGTTTGTGCCAGCCCACCAACGCCTCGCCGGGATTTGGCGAATTGTAGATGCGCCGCACGGTCATCTGATCGTCGGGATTTCTCGGATCGAGCGTGGAGATTTGCTTAAATGCTTCCTCAAAGTCGCCCTTGTGGAAAGCATGAGCAATCGCCATTGAAGTCTCCACACGCTGATTTGCAATCTGCTCATCTCGTCTGGATAGCTCGGTCCTGAATCCATTCGTCAGATGGTCAACAAAACCTTTCGGGTCTTCAAACAGGTCGGGAGCTTCGACTTTGGGTTGGGGTTCTACCGGCTTCGGAGCAACCTGCGGCGCTCGCCGCAAATCGTCTATCTGCCGTAACGCCAGATCAAGCTTGCCGGACAACGTTGTAAAGTCGTTGTTCAGCTTTTCGTTTTGGCCTTTGAGTGTGTCACGCTCTGCTTGCGCAACTCGTGCTTTCTCATTGGCTTCGCGAAGCTTGCCGGACGGCACACGGCCTTCCGGTTGTTCTGGCTTGACCGTCTCGGCTTTGACCGGCTCTTTCGGTTCGGTCTTTGCTTCTTCGGTCTTTAGAACCTCTTGCTCTTCGTCTTCACCTTCGGATTCTTCCGAGCCTTCGGTTTCATCAACCTCGTCCTCGTCGTTATCGTCGGGTTCGTGCTGACCTTCCAGGCCCTCGCCCATTTGTTCAATGGTACGATCGCCTGTCTCGTCCTGCACAGTCTCTTCCTGTCCGAACGCTTCGGTAAAGATTTCCTTTTCAGTAGCCGCGATTGCGGCACCGAGCGCGTCGATTTCCTGCATAGCCATGATGGCAAACCTCACTTACATTCGCGGTTTCGTTCGCGAGGACGGCAATCCACATTCACGCCGGGATTGAAATTAAGCGTTGCGCCGTATGGAGGACGCCTGCCGCGCGCTGTATCGTAGCGCATACGAAACTGTTAGCTTAGCTAAACCAGTTGCCAAGCATATTCCTGATTCGGTTGGAGATGGACTGGTTCTCTTGTTTGGCGCGGGCTAAAGCGCCCGCAAATGTGTGCGGAGTAGCCGCAGCGATCCATTCCATGTGATTGCGGAAGTTCATGGAGCGACGTGTTGCCCACTTGGGAGAATAGTTCTCTCCAACATAATTGCAATATTGGCGGGCAAGACAAATGCGAGCGTTGTGATAGGTGTAAGTCTCTTCTCCACGATGATTCTCAAGCCACGCGATGAAGTGTGGCATTGTCATCGGCTTCAGTTTTTCCCACTGCGGATTGTAGAGCATTGACTGTCTATCCTGTTAATGGGTCGGATGTTCTTCGGTCTTGTCTTGCTGCTGTGGGGCATGCGCGTACAGCTCAATCGCCTTGTCGATTGCATCGCGCAAGCCCTGTGCGGCTGACGGAGAACATCGCAAGTGAGCGGTGCAAACCATATCGGCTTGCACACTGCCGTCAGGACGCGGCTGCATCATACGGGCTGATAGTTCCAGTTCGATGATACCCTGCAATGCGCCAAACACCGGAATTCCATCGAAATAGACAACCGGCGCTGTCGTGGCGTTCTTCATCATCGAAGGCGACGCAGGAGCGCGTTTTCCATTGAGCGACATGATTACTTCTTTTCTCCGTCTGTCTGTGCGGGCTTCGCGGCTTCCGTTTCCTGCCGTTGCATGTCCTGCGCCAAGCTGTTGAGTTCCTTGACCTGCAATTCAAATCCGTGCGCTGTCATCGTATTTGCGTCTGCCGCCGTTCTGACGTTATACCAGAATTGCGCTGCGAGAAATGCGCGCTTGAGTGTTGCAACCTGTTCTGCCGTGAAGGTGTAAGTCGTATTTGCTGGCGGTTGCTGTGCATAGACTGGTGTGATTGCTACCAAAAACAAGGCAATGACGAAACGTTGCATTGAGGCTCCTTATCTTCTGAATTGAGGCGGCGGAAACTGGAAAGGCAACTGCATCTGTTGCGGTGGCGGTGGTCCTTGAGGCTGTCCCGGAATTCCCTGTTGCTGTTGCGGTGGTTGTGAAGCCTGCGACACCTCTCGCAACGTATTGGCGACAAACTGTGCTGCGCTCAAATGTGTATCAGCCATTGCACCGTGCGCGTTGGCCATCTTCTCGGTTGCTGTTGCTCTTGCCTGTTCTGCACTGGCCAAGGTCTTTTCAACTTCGGCCGCTGTCTTAGCATTCTTTCCAGCCATACCCTCGACTTGCAGTTTCTTGACGACTTGCTGCAACGGGTCTTGCGGTGGCGGTTTCGGAGCCATCATCTGCAACAGTCGGGTTTTCTCCGACCGGGGCAGGGTTGACATTTCAATGATGACTTGCGGCGGGAAGGTGCCCGGTGGATAACCTCGTAATGCGTCCGAAGTCTCCTGCATCATCGAGGCAATGTCCGGACCTTCCTCTAGGATAATATCAACGTCCAGCGAACCAACCGCGTTGACAATCATCGGCCTGCCGAACGGGTCCATATCCAATCCGTTGAGCTTTAAGAACTGCGCCAAGCCTTCGTTGTTGTTGACCCTAATCCATCTCTCTGCCGTCCAGTGCCGTTGCACCGCGTTCCAGATACCTCTGTAAACCTCAAGTTTCCATGCCCGATAGGACAGGCTGAACGGTCCAAGTTCGGCCATGCCGGGTTGACGTAGCAACTCAATTGCCCGACCTGACAGGTTGCCGATCGGGCCCGCACCAGTCATCGCCGCTATGTTGGAATTGGCAAAACCGTCCAGCTCGTTCTTGGCGTCCTCAGTGAACGCAGAGAACACCGCAATATCCGGCTTGGTATCATCAAACTTGAATTGCTTGCCGGGATTGATTTCCATAAATCCGTCGTGGCGAGCGGCTTCACGTCTGGAAATCTCAACATCATCAACCGCGCCTTTTTCCGATATGATGCGACGGGAGTTAGCTAACGCCAGCGTCTTTGACTTGCCCTGGTTAAGCGCGTCCTGCGGACCTTTCAGGTTTCGGACAAGTCCGTAGCGGTCGCCATCGTGGTCCACCGCACAGGAGAACATCCGGAACGAACGATCACTCTTGCCCTTGTCGTCTTTGAATGGAGAAATCCCCTGATCCAGCAACACCGTTGAAACGTAGAACGCCCAACACCAATTGCCTTTGTGCTTGTACCAGTGCTCGACCAACCGAAGCCGCTTGGTAGTCGTTACTACCCATTTGTACTCCCGATCTGCGTTCGTCGTTAGATCGCTATCGCCTTCAACCAGACCGCGAAGCAATTCTTCCTTGTCGGGGAACAATTCAATCGCGGCATCTACATCAAGCCATTTGGCAATGCCTTCATAGCGAGCGTCCTTGAAATCCAGCCGATACGACTTCGGATCATAGAAGTATTCATCTCCAATGACCCAAGGTAATGCAATGTCCGGATCGCCTTTGTCGCCTTGCGTTAGAACCAATTGAACGCCGGCAATGCCATCAATGCTCGCCTGCAACAGACACCACGGATCAATCGTCTTGAACTCATTGGCGTCCAGAACGTAGCGCACCGACTGCGTTGCAATCTCTGCGCCCTGTTCGGACTTTGGCGTGCGAGGTAATGCTTTCGGGTCTGACCTCTGGCGCTCAAGCAATCCGACAATGCCATTGAGTTTACGCGCAACCCGGTTCCAGGTCTGGATTGGTTGGTGTCTTGCGCGAAGGATTCGGATTTGTTCCGCTGTCCACATCGCACCATGATAGTAATGCCGGGAGTCTTTCTGTTCCTCGATTTCATCAACCTTCGTATCGAGGTAGTTGATGTATTGCTGACGCAACGTTCGGACGGGAAGGAACTGTTCCTTGTCATCATCCCCGACAACAGCCTCTCGCTTGTCCTCAACCGGATTGTTGTCCTGAGCAATCAACGGTGAAAGCCGCGCTCTGTCGGCGCGTTCCAGTTCAAGCGGTGAGATTTCGGAAAGCGGCATTTCAGGTCTTTGACATTTTCGACATTGCGCGCGGTGAAATCCGGCCCATCTTCGCAAGCCGTCCTGCGTGCTTTGCGACTTCCTTCATTTCTTCCGCGTGCGTCATTGCCATATTCTTGACTTCCGCCATCAGCTTCTTGTCGCCCACTATCTCGCCAGCACGTTTCATTGTTTGCATCGCGTCGTGGACTTCCCAATGTCTATCGGGATGGCTGATCGGAACAGACTTACGCTTTGCCATTGGGTTCTCCTGCAAAGACGAAACTCTTGCGATACTTCTGTCCTGTGTTGTCAATCGCAATCCCCGTGCAATGGACTTTCTTGCCAATGCGGCGGGTGTAGGTTGACAACAGCCGCGCCTTGTTTTCTGCCGCCCATGCGTGAAGCTTTGGCTTGGCTTCGATTTCGTATTCCATGACGGTCTTGGTCAAATGGTCTTCTCGATTTCATCAATCATGGCCCGTATCCAAGAAATACGGCCTTTGATTTCCTCTGAAATCTCAGTGTAGAGATGCAGGATAGGACGTTCACCAATTCCCAACCCCTGCTTACCTCTTTCGTCAGAGACCGCTTGTGGTGTTGGACCGCTAAGACGATCTCGAATCCGCGTCAGGCGAACATGGATTGTATCAAGATGCTCAACCGCTGACTGAAACGAATGTAATCGAGCACGAAGTTCAGGCTGTGTCTTTGGAGAACCTTCGGCTGTGATCTGTTGGTATTGTCCTGTCGCTGATGCATACTTTTCCATTGGTCTTTCCTTTCCTGTTTTAGACTGAATTCCTACGTCCATCCGAACGTTCGCTCGCCATCATCTTGTCGTACTGCTTATCCGAAATCTTTCCCTTGGCCTTCAACGCTTCCGCACGCTGTTCAGCCTTCGACTTCGGTTTGTCCGGCCCCAGGATTTTGTCCAGTTGTTCCTTTGCCATATCGAGCGCATCGATCGGCTTGTCCAGCGAATGCCCGTCCACCATTTCGGCCAGACGTTTGCATTCCTCGATTGCTTCGTCGGCGGTATCGCCCATCGCAACCACAGCTCCTATTTCAGGCGAGCCGGTCCATTGTGGAATGACGTAGTATTCGCCTTCGATCATTGTCATGTTGCGAAGCTTGACGTTCTCTCGAATGGCTTCCGGAAATGAAATGTGCTGCCAGTTCTGATCTGCCCATTCCGAAATCAGCAATAGCTCAGCGCCCCATTTCGACTTGAACTCGGGTTCAATCAAAATGCCGTCTGCGCCATACCAAATGATGTCGGCAAGATTACTAATCATCATTTGATAGAGTTCACTGGGCGGGCTGCCGGCCCTGGTCGTGGGGTCTATTAAATACGCCCCTCCATCCTCTGTGCAGCGAACCTCAGTCGATATGAAGCCTCGATAACCATAGTCCTTCAGCGTTGGCTTGAGTAGATCATTGACCTTGCGCACGGGTTCTGGAAGATCAGCGTAGCGCGTCGTCTTGAGGACGTAAGCCTCATCCTTGATTTCGACGCCAGTCATCGCCCCCTTCGGATACCTGCCATCAATGCAATAACCGTCGTATCCGGTTTCAATCGCAGGGTTGATGCCCTGTTCAACGATGAACTCCATGATCTTTTTCTTGGCACCGAGGTTGTGTTCAAGTTCGTCCAAGCGCGGTTCGGCCAGCTCATAAGTCTTGGCGTGGAATGTTTCCATGTCGCCGCGCGTAGCAGAAATCTTCACCCACTGGTCATCGTGTTTCTTCAAGAACTCCCGCAACGGATCAAGTCCGGTAATGACTTCATAAGGTCCGATGTCGATACCGATCGACTTGCAATGTTCCTTGGACGCCACGCGGTCGAGTTCGAGTTCCTCGCCCATGCGGCAACCCCAGACGCGCTTACCCATCTTCACAAGATGTTCTTGAAGTTCTCCTTCGTAAACGTCTGGGAAAACCCACAAGTCGATTTCATCGAAGTAGGGCCAAGGTGATGCTACGCGCTCAATGCCTTTGATGCCTTGCCCGATACGCAAAGCATTACTTTTCGGGTAGCCATTCGTCCATGCGGCGTAATATAGGACACGCCCAAAGTGCTTGGACAACGTGATTGCAATTTCAAGAAACAATCCATTGTCTACAACGCAAATTGTGCGGTCCTTGTGCGATTCCATCTTCACCGCGCCTCGCACAATTGCGATAGACGATCCTCAACCCAACGCTTCGTCCATTCAACCCGTTCGTCGCTGATGCAGGAAATCGGGATCACAGCAAATTCCATTTCAAATGCGCCAATGTCGCATCGCTTGCAACGGAAGGTGTATGGGTCAATGTCGTGCTTGCGATAGGCCGGTTTCATGTTTCGATGTTTTTGTGCGCGTGTCCGATCGTCGTAAATCCCGCCGCATTCTTATGACCGCCACCGCCGAATTGACGAGCTATGGCGCTAACATCAAAGTTTCCTCGTGATCGAAGCGAGTATTGAAACTTACCATTCTCAACCTCAAAATAGCACGCCGCGAAGTCAATGCCTTCCGCAAGCTCGCCAGCGACTTCGCTCGCAGCAAAATACGGAGCGTTGCTAATCTTGCAAATCATACCGCCCAAGACGGCCCTGTAGGAACTGCGTTTCAGTTCCTCAACGCGAAGTCGGTAATAGCGTTGGATGCTCTCACCTTGGGCTATCAAGCTATCAGCACCAGCTAGGACTAGATCGTCCCATATGGCAAAGTCTTGGGGATAGGAACGCAACGCTATCGTGAATTCGTCACCGTCAGGAAGTGACTTGCGCCATAAATCTCGATCCTAAACGTATTCGATAAAGTCAGGACGTTCACCACCGACAAAGAAATCCCAAGCCAAGGCCGCACCGCTGCGCTCCATATCAAATAGGGCATACATCGTTCCAGAGATGCCCTCGCAAGTGTCCTGATAGACGTTTTCGAGATGTCGCCTCCATCCGGGTCCGAACGGCTTCCGCAGGTCTGCCAAGTCCTCCTGCGCCGTCTTGTGATGGTCCAAGATCAAGATCGACTTGGCAAACTTCGCCATCACGTCCAGCACGGGACGCTTGTAGCTGAAGTCCACAAAGATCACGTCTCGACCTTCATACGACGGCGGGTTCTCCTGGTAGACTCCGGGATAGAATTCAACATCCCCTAATGCTTTACGGACGCACCATGCTGCTGCAAAACCATCGTCACAGCCGCCGTGGTAAATGCAAAGTGGTTGAGGAATCATGTAAGCCTTAAACTCCTAAAGAACCGTTCGTTCACACTGCACTCAAGACCAAACTCTCTCGCCGTCACATCGACCTTGATGTGAATGAATTCCTTGCACGAACAGATAAACAAATAGGCTCCGTCGTGATCGGGCCAGGTATCGAGCGCGAGAAAGCTTTCCGTAATGGGAAGAACAATCGTATGGCCGTTGCCGCCCTTGCCTTCGATTGGATAGTGCCAGATGGCAGGATCGGCAACCGAGTTCATTCCGATGGCTTCGGCCAACCGATATAGAAACGAAATCCATCGTGTTGGTGATAGCTTGCCCTTCAGCACGACGCCGAAGGCTATCATCCGTTCGCCTAGTTCGGGTTCTATCTGGTGCAGAGCGAATGGCTCGGCCATCTCAGTAGTTTTCACCACTGCCGAGATATTGCTTTGCAGCTTTCTCGGAAATCATTCCTCGCTTGGCCATGTTGCTTGCCTGTTTCGGCATGTCGGATTCTTGCGGCTGTTCTGGTTCATCTTCAACGCCAGCTTTGCGAACGAACAAATCGCAGAGGTCGTGGCCGTCTATCGCGCCTTCCACGACATGACAAGTTCCGGTTTCACCTTCGCCGTGTTCGTAGTGCATACAGGCATAGCAAACGTCGCCGCCCTGACGGTAGCGGGTTTCTTCCTTGGTGTGCATCTGTTCGTCAGGCATCAGTTGATTAACCGCAGGTCGATAGAATTAGAGCGTGAGAGATGGTAACTGGCGTGCAATGCCGATACTTTCCAAATGAAAGGCTTATCCCTACTGCAACTCCAACAGCGACCAGCAAGAGCAGACATTCTCGAAGCATATCAAAATCACGTCGCGTCATGTCGTCTTATCCCGCCTCACTTCACGAAAGAGACGCCCGCCGATTTCAAACTCATCGCTGCCATTGATGCGATAAAAGCGAAATACTTGGCGTAGCGAGCCCTCGTTTGAATCCACGCGCCACCACACGCCGTTTTGATCGATGACAACACTCACTCCGTGAAACACTGATCCTTTATCGAATTTCGGACCAGGACGTGTCGGATCACCGGCGTCTTCAAAAGCGCGCTTTCCGTCCGCGTCGTACCAATCAGACTCGGTCTGGCGTTCCTTAGGAATAGGCATATCAATACCCGCTCAAGTGCTTCTTCGCGGCCTTCTCTGAAACCATTCCCCGTTTCATCGCACGCTTGACATGCTTGCGCTTCGTCTCATTGCCCTTGTTGATACCTGCGGGATTCTTCTTTCCAGGCTTGGCAGATACGTCCATGTTCGGAGGTCTTGGCATTTCACACTCCGGTTTGCCGCGAAAGGCTACGGACTTGTTGTTGGGGGAAACTGTGCTCTCAGCCATGTGCCGCCATTATGCCTAACACGATAGCAACGATGGCAGCTACGATGGTGACGATATTTATAGTCAGGACAAGCCTTGGCCAGAACGGAGACCAGATGTTGATGCCTAACCAAGTATCATCAGTTGGATAATGTTTCTCAGCCATGTGCTATCAGCCATCAGAACAGATTGCGAATGCGATTGAACAACGAACGGTTCCTGTGTCTGGCCCGCGCTAGAGCACCTTCAAACGTGTGGGGGTGTTCTGCCGCAATATGTTCCATTTGATTGCGGAACCGAAGGGAATAGTTGACAGCAGGAATGTACTTTTCACCTACCGAATCACAATACTGGCGCGCAAGGCATATGCGCATATTGCAATATTTGTAGTCAGTTTCTCCGGGAAACCGTTCAAGCCACGCAATGAAGTGCGGCAGCGTCATTGGCTTCAGCTTTTCCCACTTCGGATTGTAGAGCATCAGCGTTCGTCCTTCTCGTATTGCCGCCAGTTGTTGACTTCGTACAATGCGACGCTGGTAATCACGGCGATAACCAGAATGAACGCGGCAATTCCTAGCGCAAAGCTGATCGGATCAAAGCCCATCGTTCTTGTCTCGAATCGACACAATGGTTTCAACAGCAAGGTAGAACAGGATAACAGCAACGAAGAATAGACCGCCAATCCAGAGCAGAACGGTTAGGTTCATGATAGTTTGTGTTCTTTCTCGTCGCCGGTTTCGGAACCATCAGAATGTCTGAACGGAAAACCGGCAGAATTCTCGAATGGATATGCAAAGAAAAACCTGTCGCAGTTCGGACAATAGCGATGAGTGTTGTATTGCCTGAGTTCTTCCTGATCGCCTATCCAGCCACACTTTCATTGAAGTTTCATGGCCTCTAATCCGTGTTGATGGCAACCAGCATTGTCACGCCAAACACCGCACACGATCCAAACAGGATCGCCAATGCAGGATCAGCAAAAGCCCATTGCAACAGTATCGACCTTGCATCCCACATGGTTCTAAGAACGAGATAGATGAACGAACCGATCGCAACGAGAGCAGAGGCAATGAGAAACCCCGCAATGCTGGAATCCCTGATGATCTTCAAGTCCCCTGCCTCACAGTAACATAAATTGGAACCGCCCGACCTCGAAAGACTGCCCATGCATCCTTCAGCCGGGGAAAACCTCTCATTTTCCATATGGCTGTCGGGTCGATATTCTTCCCGAGAATTTCAAGCCGATGCGCTGCGTTGTTCAGCAGGCAACGTTGAATGTCACCGCCGAGCATGGTCCTGCTGTCGATGTTGATGGACGCCTTGAGCGCCCAGATCAAGTCATCCAGTGGCATCGCATAGGAAAGGCGATCAGTGATGTTACGCATCCGGTCGATCATGTAGGGATCGGCAGTGTCATCAACTCCAGCGGTCCACTTGCCGGGATTGGGTGTCGTTAGGCAGCAGCGAAGCGCTCGCATCTAATCTCCACGCCCCGCATAAATCTTGAGCCTGATTGCAGGTCCGTTCCGGAACCGCTCGTTATACGGATAGATCGCCGCAGCCTTCTTCAACTCAACCATGCTGTCTTGCAAAGGCATCTGCGGCTGCCAGCCTTTCGCGTAATGGACTTCCGCCAGCGATAACCAGGTTGCGAACGTCAGCACCACGACCAACAAGGAACCCCGCACAACATGATCCCATGAGGACGGTTGCCGGGTCGTGGAATGGACTGGCAAAGAGCGAAAGAACTCCGAGCGCGGCGAGAACCGCACGCATCGCATGACCGCTAGAGCGCCATACGAAAACGCTGAACAGAACACCAAGAGCAAGGCCACCAGCCCCGCCAGACCAAGCAAGATCAAGCCACTCGTTATGTGGATGGTCCGGACGAGAATTCGCCAGATCGAAGTAATGAGCGTGCGTCGGGAAACTTTCCCAAAACGAACCAAGGCCGTGACCATAGACTGTCAATCCTGCAATCGTGTCGCGCCAGAGGTTGAAGTGTTCGCCTGTCGAACCATCGAATCCCCTAAGCAGGACCACGATCAACGCGCCGACAATAGCGAACACCAATGGCAATGCCAGAAGCGCCTGAACGGCCGGAACCTTGCGCCACATTACAGGCTTGATTGTCAACACCAAAATCCCGGCAACCACCGCTATCCACGCCGCTCGTGAATTGGTCAGCAACAGCGACGGTAATAGAACCGGCACAAGCACCCAAAGACGACAAGCGACCACACCGACAAGAACAAGACTAGCAGCGCCAGCAAGCCGACCGGGATTAAAGAATAGACCACCATAGCCACCATCTAGCGTCTCAATCCCGTTCCATCCCGTCCATTGCATCAGCACAACCATGCTGGACAGGAAAATCCCGAACGAAGCTCCAATCACAAGAGGCCGAAGGTCCGTCAGCGTCGATCCGATCGCAAACGCACTTGCAATCACTGCAAGCTTGAAAGCGCAATCAATGCCATCAAGACGTCCTTCGGACCAGATCAGGCTTAGCAACAACCAACCGATAAGAACCAGACTCGTCCAATGTGCCGGTGTAAATCGAACCTTCGGAGCAAAGAACAACCAAACTGACAGCAACGCTCCGACAATCCATCGTGGCGTTGTGGCGACGCCTGAAATGCCAGGCCAGTAAGCTGCCATCAGGGCAAACCCGAACAGGCTAGAAACGAGGCCAACCGTCGAAGTCTGCTCGTTCGTCAGCACAGGTTTCATGGTCCTCTGCGTATTCGCGCCAGTCGTCGGGGTTGTCGGGGTCTTCGTCGTCAGGTTCGTCTCCAATCAAAGGCAATGGTTGCGACGCCACGATCTTATACATCGGTGGACGGTAGTTTGAACGAGCTGCGCAGATGAAGTCCCAGTTCCCAATCAAGGCTGGCGGCAACACGAGATAGAGCGGGAGATCGCGCTTAGGATCGGTCAAGTACATTTCCTGCCTTCCGCCGATACCAAGTCCGTCTCGACATGCCTTCCGCTTCCCAAGGCTTCTGTGCGGTTAGCGTCTTGTTCCGTTCCGACGCGAGAGGACGGCGGAAGGGAAGTTTAGCTTCTCGCGGGTTGGGGCGATGTTCCTTACCGGATTGCGGCTTGTCTATTTCTTCCGTTTGCCGCGCTATGGAGGCCTCGCGGGCCGTGCCACCTGTTGCCGGGTCCGTCTCTACCGATAATCCAACCGCCGACTTCCGCATCCTTATGGGATCGCGAGAACTGCTTAGCGACGGGCAGGCACCTAGCCGATGCCGCTCGCCGCAAATCTTGCACTTCGGAAAGTCCATCAGGCAGAGGTCGGAACGGGCGGCTCAACCGCAATTCCGATCTTGGCGAACTCGCGGACGAAGTAGAGCCTGTCGTCATGCGACAGTTCCTTGAGTTCGGCCTGAAACTCAGAAAGCGTCTGTCCCGGCTTCTTGCCGAAATATTGCATCATCGCCTTGATGAAAGAAGTCGCCATTACGTCCCTCCACTAATCGTGCTGAATTGCACTGGCACAGTATGGCACAATACGGCACAAAATGGCATCAAGTTATGTTACAGCGTCACCACCGAATCCGCATCTGAGAACCGTTCATCTGCCGCCTCGCGGTAGGGATCGCGCTTCAGGTTTTCCTCTTTCTTCGGCTTTCGGCCTGCCGTCATCATGTCAAGAAGCTGGCCAACAAGTCCTAGCGCGTCAACCTGATCATCGTGTTTGCCAGCAGGAAAGGCCAACAGTTCGCTTCGCAATTCCGGATACCAAGGCGAATTGATCGGGACGTAAAGCCCTTCCAAAGCCATCCGGCCACGAATGGATTGCGCTCTAACCGACTTGTCGCCTCGTGTCGGGAAGTCCTGCCTTGCAACGTAAGCCTTGCGCTCGTGTTGCCTCTTGCTCAGGAACGGACCAACACCGGCTTTGATCTGGCCCTTTTCTTCGGCCCAACCCATCGGTTTCCATTCGATGACAAGATCGCAGAACGCCTCAACCCATTCGTCCGATGCTGTTTGCGCTCGCCAGAGGTCCAACAGGTAAATCCGTTCCTCCGGATCAACTCCGACAATGACATGAACGGTATAGTCACCACCGTCATCAGTCACCGCATAGTCCGACGCGCCATAGATTGTTAGCGTCTTGCGGTCAGGTGCTTTGTCGTAAGGTCGCAGCCAATCGGCCTTGAAGTATTCTCCGGTTTCAGGCGTTGGCCGCTGTTGATAAAGAGCGGACCAATCACGAGGTCCGACAGCACGCCGCTTCCTTGCAAGTTCCTCAATGCTTTCCCATTCGGGCCAAAGCGGGTCGCCTATCTGGCGTCCAAGCGGGTCGTTTTCTTCGGCCAAGGCAGGAAGCGAGATGATTTCCCATTGATCGCCGCCGCTTTGCATGTCGGCTAGCAACCGTCCGGACAAATCTTCTTCATGCCAACGGGTTTGAATGAGAACGATCCGGCCACCAGGTTTCAACCGAGTGTATAGGTCCGATTGATACCATTCCCAAACTCTTTCGCGAACAAGTTCGGAATCAGCGTCCTCGCGACTTCTGACAGGATCGTCTATAACGACCAGATCGGCCCTGCGACCCGTGATTGCCCCGCCAACACCAGCAGCGAAGTATTCGCCATCACGCGACGTTTCCCATCGGCCAGCTGCTTGATTGTCGGGCGCGAGCGAAACCCCAAGAACAAGTTCATGTTCGGCAATGAGATTGCGAACCCGACGCCCCCACTTCTCCGCTAGTTCCGCCGTGTGAGACGCCGCAATAACGCAATGATCTGGATGCTGTGCGAAGTGCCAAGGTGCATAGAGGATGCTGGCATAGGTAGATTTCGCCGCACCAGGCGGCATGAACACGGCGAGCCGGTCACAGTATCCCGTCGAAACCCGTTCCAGCTTGTCGATCAAGAGTTGATGATGCGCGGCGGGCTGGAACCCGACGTATTGGCACCACCTAGTTAAGCTGCGACGTATCGAGCGACGGCGCAGTAGCGTTGTCGCCGCTTCCTGTGGCGATATGTGCGAGTACATCGTCGCTGACATCATCAGCCCGTTTCACACCAATCTGGCCGGAATGTTCGATCGAAGCCAACCGTGCGTGCATGTAGGGCGCGGCGGCTTTTGCCGCATCCATTCTGACATCGCGCGTAACCTTGTCATCCCTGAGGATCGACAGAAGATAGTCCAGAGGCGTTATTCCGGAAGCCAAGGCTTGTGCCCTAGCTTCAGCGGAAATCAGATTGTGACCGCCCTTTGGCCTTCCTGCACCTGGTCTAGCGCCGCCTGCTGGCATTAGCTTGAATTCCTGAAAAACTATCGCGTTTTTGATTATTTTTTGATTTTCGGAGGCGGGATTTCAAACCCCAGTTCTTTGGCCCGTTCGGCTAAGCGTTTTATGGCCTGATCTTCAATCTCGGCATAACGTTCGGATGTTATGCGATTGAGTTCTTCGAGGTTCCAACCGAAGATAGTTTCAGGCACGCGCCCGCCTGCGGGTGAATGAGGTTTCACCGGCATATCCGGATATTGCGTTGATTTGGTTGGAGATGTCAACGGGGCAGTGTCCTCTGCAACGGGAACAGAACCATTTCTGCGCGGCGATCGCATGGCAATACTGGTTTCGACACGCGCTACGAATTCGCGCGCTATAGCGTGCAATCTGTCGGCAAAGTCATGCAGGCTATCCAATGATACTTCCATAGTCGAATGCCGATGGTCACAAGAAACGCACACGCGCTTTCGCCTGATTGACGGCAAACCCCAAAACACCGAAGGACGGCTATCTGTCACCTTCAGCTTTGCTCCACATGACGGGCATGGGAGAGCGTAATTATCTAGCGCACTGGGCATATGACGTTTCCTGCCGTTCTAAGCCGCCCTGACGAGACTTTCCGGAAGGGTAGCTATTCTGGCCTCCCCTAAGATTTTGCAGCCCACGAGCTTCCCCTTTGAACTAATCACGGTCGCAAGCATGTTGGAAAATTCGCCTTCCATGATCCGAATTCGGGCGCCTACAGGGATTGTGCCCTGTTCGATTTCGTCCCATTCGCCTCGAAGGTATCGGATTAGCAGGTCATCAACCCATTTGGACGGGAACGGGATTGGATTGCCAAGTCGGGTTATCATGCCGTCGATGCCGATCGCTGTCCGAACTTGCGAGAAACTTTGTTGCGGATGGTCTACGTCCACGAACAGGTATCGGCCTAGAATTGGCCTCTCTACCGGACGTTTGACCCTTGCGTGAGTGGCCCATTTACGGGTTTTGGGGAAGAAAGTTCGGAAACCCAATCGGTTGAGGTCTAGTTCGGCTCTGCGATGGTTGTTTGATCGTACCGTGGCGCAGTACCATTGCGAGGTCGGGGAAAGAGCGATGCTTTTGGGGGACATGGGGTTTCCTAGCTGAATTTCCGTTTGTTCAATTCGACCAACTCGGAACTTACTATTGCCAAGCCCTCGCGCGGAGCGTCAACAGAAGAGGTAATTGTTTTACTAATGTGAGTAGGTTCAGCCGTGCTTGGTTCGCCGCTTCCTATTGTGCTGAAGGTTTGCTTCGTTTTTGCTTCAAGTTTGATTGAGTTTCCCTTCTTGATTGATCGGGCCATTCCCGACCTTAGACCGCCCCGCCGGCCAGCTAATTGCCTTTGAGTGTATACCTTCTCGGCCTTCTCAATTTCCGCTGACGCTCGTGTTTGCGAGCCGTCATCGTTGAAAAAGGCATTGATTGTCGGTGCGATCTTGTTCCAGTCGCGCAAGGACATCTTTGCGATGCTGGCGCGCTTGGCGGATTCTAAGGGGATGGAACCGTGTACCCAACACTCTTGAAGCAACAGGAAATACGCGCCGTGCTCAAGTGTCGTCAAAGACTTGGTGTCCTTGTCGTAATCGCCCATGTAGAAAGCGATCCAAGCGCGGCTCATTTGGCCCCCGAGAATAAACTAGCGATCATATTCGCCGCCCATCCATCCGATTGTGCGTTTGGCCTCATGATCGTAAAGCCCATCTTCGGCCCGATCAGCGCCGCGATATGCCAATTGGACACCTTCGTGGTTGTTCAATTTCTCGAATAGTTCAGCGCAGCTCACTAAGTCGATCCTCGCGGAGATTAAGGCGGTTTCCAATTTCCTGATTCGGCGCGTTAAGCGCGGGATATCGTCTTCGGTCCATTCAGGCGGAGCGACGCCGCTTGGCCATTCAATCTCCCGATGCTCGATGCCGTCTATGACCTTCGCCAAATATTCGGCGGCCCATTGCATGAGTGCGGAGTGAACCGACTTGAGGTCAGATTTGACAGTTATGCCTAGCCTCATTTATTCCGCCGCTAGCTTGAACTCGCCGAGCATCACGCTCGACCATTGCTGCGCGATCGCCCTTGCGATCCCGGCATAGGTGATGGAGCGATCGGCCCAGCGATCATCTGAAGGCGTCAGCTTGTTTTGACCGCCACCGGTCTGATTGGCCCAGCGCTCGACCATCCTGCCTGAGCCGCGCGGCCACTCGACCATGCGGCCAGGTACGCGCAGCGCCGGATCGATCGCAAGCTTCGGCCAACCGCGGAGCCACAGACACGTCCACTTGCTGGCGTCGTCGCCAAACCAGTTAGGCTGGATAATCTGATCGGCTGGCCGTATCCGCGTGCCGATCGCACCGCGCGGGTTTTCGAGGCCAACGAGCGGGATGCCGCAGCCGAGCAGACGGCGCACATCATCAAGCGCGAGTTCTCTGGCCGCCCGCCTGGCTGCTCCCACGAGCGTTCCCGGCTTGACCTTCTGATGATAGCCGACACCGGGATAGCGAGCGTAATCAGGGTCGCTGTAAGCCCATTCGGCCGAGTTGGTCAGGTAGGTACATTCGGGATGGAAGATCGCGCCGTCCCAGCCGTTGTCCAGATGGTCAAAGACGTTGCCCTGAATGTGGAAGGGGCTGCTATCGAGCGACGGCAGCAAGTCGCAGGACCAAGCCTCGATACCGACCGCTCGCATGGCGCGTCGCACAACGCCTGAAAACTCCATCCCGGCTAGAAAACGGGGCATAAAAACCCCCTTGACATCACCGGGCCAATGGCCCTATATTGATCCCATCGCAAGGGCAATCCTGCCCGGTGATGGAGAGCAAAATGCCCCACGACGAAGCAACGATTCAGTTTCTTGCCGGCCAGTTCGCGGACCTGATCCACGACAACATGACCCCCGAACAGTTTGAAGAAATCAAGCGCCTTAACCGCACCGAATATGCGGGCGGCGAAATCTGCGCGACGCATGACTTCATAGACGCGAACGAAGTGATGGAAGCCGCGTTCAAGCAGGCTTTCGGTCGCAGCCCTGACGGCGACTACGATATGCAACTCTGGAACAAGGCTTGGGATGCAGCCAAGAAGGGCTGGCTCTCGTGACCTCCGACGAATACCGCAAGACGATTGACAAGCTCGGGCTGACCCAAGGGGGCGCGGCCCGATTGCTTGGCGTCGACGAACGCACGTCGCGGCGCTGGGCCAATGGTGAGCGTGACATTCCGCCGCCAGCGCAACGCTTCCTGCGCTACCTGATCGCGACGAAGCGATCGGGAGAATACGCAATGAAGTTGCTCGGCTAGTCATCATTTGCCCTCCGAGAATGCGGTGTCGAATAGCGACAAGCCGTGCGTCGTCATCGGATTGGCCGGGATTGCTTCAGGCATATCGGCCGGCAGCAATTGCAGCGCCAGCAATCCGCCCTTTGTCTCACCGGCTTCACGAAAGCCCGCGAGCCTCCATGTGCGACCCCACGTCTCGACGCCGCGTTGTTTGATCGGGCGAACCTTGGAACGGTCGATAAAGGTCACGAGGCCGAGCGGTGGCGCATCACCATAGTAGGCTCGTGTCGCCGCAACAGCCTGCCGGATCAATTCTGAGGCTTGCCCAGCACCCTCCGAGCGGAAGGCAGAACAGACCCACGCGCCCGGCCAAGCGTGCTTGACGTACTCTGCAAAGGGCCACGACGTAATCCAAAAAGCATTGCCGCATTCGGACAAAAGCACGAGACATCGGCCGGGCGGCACGAATTGAGGCGTGCCGGGCTTCTGCCGGTTGTAGTGCCGATCCGCTATGCGCGCGGCAGCTGGATCGGCTCTATGAGAAAGGCACCATCTCATAGTGAATCCAGATAGTTTTTTCGGTCGAAGGCTTCGATCTCGGCGGGAGTTGGTGAAGACATTTTGTTGAGCACTTCGCGCGCTACGGTCGCCGGCGCGGCGCAGCCTTCCGCGATCATCATCAACACGACGCCGTATTTATCGATATGTCTTTGCATACGCTTCTCGCGAGACGAGATGCAGGACGACGGCACAACGTTAGCGAGTTCAAGATAGAGTTTGCACAGCGTCTCAAGTTCCATGTTCATTCAAACCCTCCGATACTCACTGAGATGGCGTATTCTACATCTCTCTGAAGATTCTGCGTGACCAGCTTGCCGTGTCTGCCAAGGTCCGTCAGTTCGATGGACTCGTAGTAGGCAATCTGATCCGCAAAGACCTTGCGGACGGCACCAATCAAGCGTTGATTTGCGCTGGTTGAAGTACCGAGCGTTGGACATTCAGATCGCATATGATTTCCGCCGCATCGGCTGCAAACGATCGTCATGTTCATTCTACTTGCTTAACAAGAACTTCCTCAACCTGCGTTGCAACGACCAGCGCAGCTCTAGCCTGCCCCATCAATAGCTTCGCATTGGCTTCTGCCGCTTCGTTATCAACACCATATCCACAGACCTGAATACGGTAGTAACCTATGTCGGTGTACCAGGTTAGTTTGGCTTCGGCCTCGACTTCACGCTGTCTGGTGAAGCCATGACGGGTGAAGGTGAAGGAGGTCATACGGGTGAAGGTGAAGGAGGTCATGCCGCCGCCTCACCAAACTTATTCGTTTCGTTACCCCATACGGTCCAGCCGGGACGCTGCTGGCGGGCAAATAATTCGAGGTAGGGGCCAGCGACTAGCCGCTCGATACGCTCATGGATGCCATCTGGCTTGCGGCTGTGTTGTCTGCGGGATTCTTGGAATACTTGGCGAACGTCAGCGTTTAGTCGCTTAGGTTTTCCGCGTGTACCCAATAGACAGACTTCAGAGTTTGCCCGCGTCCAAAATCCGAGCCCTATGCTATCCTTGAAATCATCTGGAAACAGCGGCAATGAATTTCCTTTGATCCAGCAAAACCCGCAAGTTTTATATTCAAAACCCCACTTTTCCATCACCCGCAGGCCATCCAAAAGCATCGGCCATGTGATCCACAGAAAAAGAACGGAATCCTCAGCCGTTATCTCATTTACGGGAACTGCCGAAATCTCCGATGTTTGCATTGTAGGATAGGGCTGTTCGCCACGGCACGGTACCGCGCGGACGCTATTGAACATCGTAAATCCCCAAGGCGGATCAGCCAAAATCGCCCCGAAGTGATTGCGCGGGAGTCCGTCGAACGTCATGCTTCGCCTCGATAGATCAGAGATTTCCAGCGAGGACAAATTGACCAATGCCTAAGTTTGGATCGCCCTGTGCCACACAGGGAAATCAATCCTGACTTTGCGGCTCTGCGATAGACGCTACCCCAGCTCCGCAAAGTCGGTGGCTGTGGAAACCCATCTAACTTGCTGGCGTCACTGACATCTTCAGATATGAA